ATGTAGCTGGTCGTGCAGCTGCTAGCGGTGCCTATACGCCGTTTAATGCAGCGTTGCTTCGCTATGACCCTACGCAGACTATGCGTACGGACAGTTTTACGTCGCCTTTTACTGCACAGGGTTACATGTCGCCTTACATGCAGAATGTTGTGCAACAGCAGCAACGGGAAGCTAGGCGGCAGAGCGAGGTTCAAGCTAACCAAAACCGCGCTCAAGCTATTGGCGCAGGGGCATTCGGTGGTTCGCGTCAGGCAATCGTAGAAGCAGAACGTCAGCGCAACCTCGGCACTCAGCTGGGCGACATCCAAGGCGCAGGGCTGCAGCAGGCTTATCAACAAGGCCAGCAGCAGTTTAACCAAGAGCAAGCTAATTACATGGCTGCGCAGCAGGCTAACATGCAAGCCGTGCAAAAAGCCCGCGAGATGGAGGAGATGTCTCGTCAGTACGGCGCTAACCTAGGACTACAAGGCTATGGCCAAACCCTGCAAGCAGCTCAGCTGCTAGGTGCTCAAGGTGCTCAGAAGTTCCAGCAGGATATGGCTAAGCTGCAAGCCCAGTATGACATCGGCGCTAAACAGCAGGCTCAAGAGCAGGCGCTCATTAATCAGCAGATTCAGAACTACGCCACGGCGCAGCAGTACCCGCTTATGCAGCTGGGGGTTATGTCTAACATGCTGCGGGGTCTACCTATGCAGGCGTCTACGTCTCAGATGTATCAGGCGCAGCCGTCCATATTTGCGCAAGGTGCAGGTGCAATAGGTACCGGTCTGGGGCTTATGCAGCAATACAACAAGGCGTTCCCTAGCGCCCCCGGTAGTAAAGAAGGCGGCGTGGTTAAGATGGCTGCTGGCGGTATTGCTACGGGCGTACCAGTAGGTAAGCTACAGTCCATGGTGCGCAGCTTCTCTGATGAAGAACTCCAAGCCAAGCTGCAGGATGAAGAAACCGATCAGGCTACTAAGGACGTGATGGGTGCTGATCTAGCGCGGCGTCAACGCCTGCGCGCTGGTATGCCTAAGATGGCTCCGGGCGGTATCGTGGCTTTTAGGAAAGGCGGGAAGAGCAAAAAAGAACTACCGCCTGATGGCATCGACACTTCTGGCACCGCTGATCCTACTGCTGGGCGCGGTATACAGACTGACGCTCCTGACGTACAAGGGTTTACTGAGAAAGGCGTCAACCCCTTCGGTCCTACTGCCCCTAACGCCCCTGCAGAAGTTGCACCTGAAGTAGCTGCTAATGCAGACGTAGAGAAAGGCATGCAGGAAGAGCTTAGCCGCCTTAAACCTATTGCTGAACGCCCCCTAGCTGAGCAGGTTAAACAAAACCAACTTGCAAGGGAGCAACAAGGCGTGCCTTCCCCTTATGCTAGCGAGATGGAGCAGATCAGAGAGCGTAAGCTTAAAGCTAAGGACGAGGAGAAAGAAGCTGCACAGGACCGGCTGATTAACTTCTTAACCCGCTGGGGTACTTTGCCCGGCCCCACGTTGGTAGCTATGAACCGTGCTGGCGTAGAGATGATTGAGAAGTCCGAGCTAGATCGCAAAGACCAGCGCAAGCTGCTTGCCCAGCTGGAGGAATCCGAGCGTCAGATCAATCGCGCCGAGTATTCTCGTAAGCTAGGTGAAGAAGACCGCGCTCGTCAGGAGATTAAAGAAGCTGGCCAGATGTACTTCAAGGTTAGCCAAGACCTGCTGAAGCACAAGTACGACCTAGCGATGAAAGATGCCGACTTTAGGAAAGCCGTTGCCGTTGCTAAGGCTCAGAGCCCAAAGAGCGATGAGCTAGGTATTCAGATTATGTACGAAGGTTTGATAGCACAAAACCCGGAGAAGTATCCGCCGGGGCCGGTTACTAGAATGCTAGCTGCGCAGGCTTGGCAGTCATCTAAACCGGGTGTCGTGTCTACTGAACTGGGACTCGGCCCTCGTAATGTTCAAGCCGCCGCCGCTGCATCTCAGGCCGGTACTGCTGCAGAGGACGCGGAGACTAAACGCTTGCGCGAACAACGGGAACAGCAGAAAGATTTTAGAGCTGCGATTTTTGATGCCGTCAATTTCAACCCTGAGAATCGAGCTGCTATAGCTCAAGCACGTAAAGCTGATGCAGCCGCTAAACGAGATATAGCTAGTGAGGGTAGCGAAGAGGCCAAAATCATGCGGCGTATTGAAGACGGGATTCGCTCTGAGTATCCGCTACTTACCCCGAAGAAAGCCGCCCCAGCGCCTAAAACAGATACTGCACCTAACGCACTAGCGGATAAAAAACCTGAGGTTAAGAAGGACGAGAAGAAAAAACCTTTGTCCGCGTTCGATAAAACATAAGGGTACGACATGGCGTTCGACGTTGAAGGTGCGCTAAAAGCTGGGTACTCGGAGGCAGATATTGCCTCGTATCTAGCTGGGCAAAGAGGGTTTGACCTAGAAGGCGCACGTAAAGCTGGATATTCCGACAGCGATATAGTTACGCACCTAGTTAATAAACCCGTACCTAAGGCTGAGCCTAAGCCCGAGCCTGCACCTGCACCAAAACCTGCTGCTCCCACCCCCATCCCCACGCCGGTAGAAGCTACTAAAGAGATCGACCCGACGACGGGTAAACCATACCCTGAGCTACGTGCGCTACCTGACGAGCCTAGCATTTGGGATAGGTTGATGATGTGGGGTGGCGATAACAAAGCCAAAGCTGCTAACGAATATGCAGCTAGGCGCACTGCTGCTGAGAAGAAGATACCGCTATCCGAAGCCTACAAGATTACACCTGTAGCGCGACGCCCTACGTTTAACCCGGAAGGTAGACCCCTAGGTCAGGCTACTAAAGAGGCTGGAGAAGTCTTATCTAAATCCCTACCGGATGTACCCGCAGCTGTAGCTAATACCGCCTTGCGTGCTGTCCGTGGTGGTGACATACCTGTACAAGACCGCACATGGTTAGATAGAGCTATTACGGCTACTACTGTAGAACCACAGGAAACTGATCTTAATACGCAAGCTTTTGCTAATGTTGGGCAGTCACTAGGCTACTCGGCTACCACGATGGTTGCCTCAGCAATCGCCGCTGCTGGGGGCACTGCTACCGCTGGCCCTTTAGGGGGCGCTACCGCCGGATTTGGTACGTCCGCAGCCGTTTCTTACCGTGCTAGTAAGGATGAGTTTTTAGCCAGACTTAAAAAGAAACTAGACAAAGACTCCAAAAATACTTTCGACCGCCCGCTCAATGAAAAAGAATGGGCAGACGCTAAAAAAGAGTTCGATGACGCTGCTACTAAATATGGTGCGTGGGAAGCAGTGCCTGAGTCTATTAGTAACTTGATCTTCCTTAAGGTTTTCTTAGCGCCTGTAAAAGCTGCTACTACCGCCGAGAAAGTTGCAGACTTTGCTAAACGCGCTGTTATATCGCAGCCGCCCGAACATATTACTGAGACTATTACAGCGCTTGGGCAGAACAAAGCTGAACTAGAGGCGGGGCTTACTAAAGAAGAGCTGCGTCTTAAAGATGCTTTTATGCAGCAGTTTATCCAGACCCTCGCTATCACCGGCGTGTTAGGTACAGGTGCTGTCGCTGCACAGAAAGCAAACCAATTCTACCAAGAGTACGTCGAGCCTAAAGTCCGTCCGGGGTCTGCGCTGGCTAGGGCTATACAAGCTGACCTAGTCACATACATGAACCAGCCCCGACAAGAGGCTGCGTTTACTACACCCCCGTCAGCCGCTGCGCCGGGAGTAACGCCTCCCGGGGTGCCCCCTCCTACTGAAGCTGCTGCACCAGCCGCACCGCCCGCTGCGCCGCCTGAGCCTACTTCTGTATTTACTGAGGCGCCGTCGGAGGACCCGCAAGTACAGGCGTTGACGCAGGCTTACGTAAGTAAAGGGTATCAACAAGAAGATGCTGAGCTGATTGCACGGATGCAGGTCGGTGCTTTAACCTTCCCTGTTACTGGCGCAGAGGGTAGAGCTATACAGCGGCAAAGCCCTGAAGATGAAGCACGGACTATGGCTGGCCGGGCTGAGCGCACAATGCTGCAAATGAAGGGGAGAAATGTTCCTGCTGCCGAGCCACCACCTTTTGTCACTGAACCAAGCACAGGTGAGTACAGCCCTGAAATGCCTCGCGGACGAGAGCGAGCCGCCCGAGGAACTGAAAGCCCTCTCGAGCGAGGACTGGATGCTGCTAGCCGTATTGCTGGACAACCTGTTGGAAGAGAAGAAGCTGAACGTGTTGCAGTAGATAACCGTAGCCGCCGTAGAGCCGAGTGGGTAGCAGGCGCGTTCCGTGGAGAGGCTTATCCTGACCTTAGCCCTATTCTGGGCGAGGCATGGATGCGCCGCACGCTAGCTAAGAATCCTACGCCTGAAGAATACGAGGAGGCCGCGTATGCAGAGCTGGAAAATACTGACGATATTTATACTCTTCCTGTTGAGCGCCGTGTACCACCTGCTGAGGTGGTGGGAGAAAGACCCGAGGGACGCGTTGAGCCAGCTGCTGAAGCTGCCCCTACCGAAGCGGTGGAAGCACCGCCTGCTGCTAAAACTGTTGAGTCTGTAAAGTCAGACAAAGAGAAAATATTTGAGTTGCAGCGTACTCAGCCAGAAGCTAAGACTGGTGACGCTATTACTTTTAACCTGCCTTGGGTGCCGGGTGGTTATGAGGTATCGGGTATTGTAGGTAATTCCGTCTATATGGATAAAGACGGGCGCGAAGTCACTGCAGATACTCCGGGAGCTAAGCGCTATGTAAATGTTACCTACAAAGTAGACGGCGAGCAGATAACTAACCCGTTTGAAATAGATACGCTCCGCCTTAATACTATTCGTTTTGAGGAGAAACCCGACTTAACCAAACCTAAGGAGAAACCACGTGGCACTGAAGCCCCTAAAACCGTCGAAGCAAAAAAGGAAAGACCGGCGAAACCCGCCGAGGGAGCCGCACCCGCAGGGCTAGAGCTTGAAGCTGGGCGCAAAGAAGAGCTTGAGGTAGACCCAGCAGTTTTAACCGCCGTACAGCGTATCCCTAACGAAAAACTAAAGCAGCAGCTCATCGCTGAGTTTGGTGCCACTGCTGCTGGAGAGCCGCGTAAGCGTGCGCCGGGTGGTGGGCGTGAAGTTTCTGAAGCTGCAAAAACTAAAGAGGAACGTGGCGAGCAAGCTGCGGACATAGTCAACCTACTTCGTGATGTTCAGGCTGAGATAAGTGCGGCTAGGAAACTGGAGCGCAGTGCTAAAGGTGATGAGTTTGGTGTGGTTGGTCAGACTGCAGAGGAAGTGGCGTATCGTGAGGCGCTGCGTGACCTTAGCCTTGATGTGTTAAGAGCCAGCCTATACAAGAGCGCACAGAAGTTTAGATCACGCCCTATCGTTGCGTATGGCGAGGCTGGCAAATATATAAAGAGCTTAAAACCTGACGAGCAAGAACGGGCAAGAACTTTAGCAGAAGGTAAAGCTAATTATAGAACTTTACCTCCGCTACCTGAAATGCTGTCTACCCCCGCACAGCGTAAGCGAGCTATTGAAAAGATTAAAGCTGCGGAAGAAGAAGCAGCTGCAGAGCCTGTCAAAGAAGCACGCCCAGCTAAAGACGTAGTAACCGAGGCAGAGGAAGAGATTAAATTCTTTACAACGCCAGAAGCAGAGGAGTTTAGGAAGCGCGGCGAAGAAGCTCGTAAGCGTGCTGAAGAGAAACAGCCACAAGAAAAGACTAGGTGGACAGACTTTAATGCGCGTCTACTGGCTAAAGCCATTCCGAAGTCTGAGAGCATGGAGGCTCAGTTTACTGAAGAAGAAATAGCAGATGCTATAGAGGACATAGCTGACGATAAGTTTGACGCAGACGACGCTAAGAAGATGTCGTTTGACGATCTTAAAGAGTTTACTCAAGCTGCTATGCAGCTGGCGGCTGAGCGCCACACTACCGACACAGACAAGACCTTTAGGCAGCTAAACACCTTAGCTGGTGCGCTGACCTATATAGCCCAGACTGGCACACCCCTTGATGCTGGCATGGCTGAAGCTTTGCTTACTGGGGAGAATCTTGACCTAGTAAAGAACGTATCTCTGTACGCTGTCAAACCCCCCAAAGAGGGAGACACTCCTACGCAAGCGCAGAAGATGGTAAAAGGCGCTTTTGGTGCTTACGGCCCCCGTAAAGATAGAACGGGCGGTGTGGTATTTCTGGACGATTCCGGTAAAACCCAGTCGGGGCTTAATAATCTGACGGTGCTCCACGAGGGAGTGCATGCAGTCACGTCCATGAAGCTGTTTTATGTACAGGACATGATTGCTGCGGGTAGACAAGAGGAAGTAGACGAGAAGCTGTTAGATGGGTATGACCAGCTAAATGAACTCATGGCGCAAGCTAACAATACCGCTGCCGACATGATGCGTAACAAAACGCTACCTAAACCCATAGCAGCTCTAGCGGCGAAAGACGCATTTACTGACGTGCATGAGTTTGTAGCTTACGGCCTTACCGACGCCAACATGAAGGCGTTCTTGCTGACGGTGCCGGGCGTAGGTGCGAAGAAGTCTGGCCTTTCCCGTTTTATATCCGCCATCCTGAACCTGTTGCAGTTGGGCAAAGCTAAAGCGTCGGCGCTGCGTGATCTTGTAATAGTGTCTGGCAAGTTCATGGAAGCCAAGACCCCGTCGGCTGCAGCTATGGCTGAGGCGTATGAGCAGTCAAAGCGCCTGAGCGAAAGCGAAGTTAAGCAAGTTAAAAAAGATATAGAGTCTGAAGCTGAGAATGAAGCAAAGGCTGATGAGATACAAAAAGACATAGCAAAAACTACGACTAATTACGACCCGCTACTAAATAAAGTAGGAAAGCTTTTTACCACTGCGCGTACGTTAGATGGGCTCAAAGGTTATTTGGTTGCTAACGTAAGAGCGATGAACGCTAATGCGTTAAAAGTGTTTTTACCTAAAGTGCCTAGAGATACGCTGTTTAGGATGGCTGAACGCGCGGATATACCGCGCATGGCTGAGGTAGAAAAGTTGTTCCGTGACGCAGCGGATTTTCGCTTTAGTATGCTAGAGCGTGCGGAGGCTATAAGTAATAAGTGGGTAGCGCTGCCCGGCAAGATGCAAACGCTGCTGGCTAACACCATGCACGAGTCTACTATTGTTCGTATAGACCCGTCTAAAGATACATCAAATGACACGCTAAACAAGATGTGGGAAGGGCTGACCCCCACAGCCAAAAAAGTTTATACGCAAACGCGTGATTTTTACGATACTAACCGCAAGCTGGTGTTTGCTTTAATGGCTCAGAACGTCCAAAACTCGGTCATGAACCCCGAGTCTAAAGCTGCGACCATAGAACGCCTACAGACACTTTACAACGACGCACAAGTAATTAAGCCTTATTTTCCGCTGATGCGGTATGGTGAATACTGGGCGCAGTTTGGTAAAGGGAACGACCTTAGCTTTGTCATGTACGAGAACGCTGCCGATAAAGAGCAAGCGGTGCAGGACTATATAAACGAAAAGAAAAAAGCTGGAGAAAAACGCGGTGATGTCGAAGAAAGATTACGAGAGAGTAAAGAACTTAGCGACGGAAACGACATACAGACGTTAATAGATAAGATGGCAGATAAGAGCAATCTGCTACAAGATATCTTACGTAGAATAAACGAGACGCCTAAGCTTGCAGACAAAGCGCTAAAAGACGCGTTTGCTTCTGAAGTTTATCAAATGTACCTGATGACGCTGCCGGATGCGTCGTTTCAAAAAGCGTTCATAAAACGTAAAGACCGTAAAGGCTACTCTGAAGACGCGCTTCGTAACTTTACAGTTACTAGCAACCGCATGGCGCAGCAGATTACCAACATAAAGTACGGCCCAAAAATACGTAATGCTTTGAGCGCTGCTTTTTCAAGTGTAGAAGGCACGATAGATCGTGCACGTTCAGAGATGATTATTAACGAAGTAAAAACTCGTTACGTAAATGATTTAGCCCCGACCGAAGAATCTGGTTTTGCTATGGTGGCTAGAACGGCAACAAAGATAGGATACTTTTATTACATGACCCGACTGCGTCATGTAGTTAGTAACATGTGGGCAATTCCTTCACGGTCATTCCCCATAACCTATAAGTACTTTGAGATGAACGGTAAGGCGGACGCAGAGATGCAGAAAGCGTTTTCGCTAGGGTTACTTAACTCAGTGGGTGTAACAAGAAAGAACCCAGACGGAACGGTTACATACACAATGCCCTCGTTGTTTTCGTCAGACTTAATACGTAACCACCCTGAGTTGTCGCGCCCAGAATATGCGCATATATTGCGTCGTATGAAACGTGTTACTTCTCATGAGACGCAAACATTTAACATCGTACTACGGAAAAATCTGACCAGTAGAACTAAGGGCGGCAAAGCGCTGGAATACGGAAACATGATTCTAGGTGCAGCAAACCAAGGTTCGGAGCGCATGGTTCGAGAATACACACTTTATAGCCTTTACACACGGGCACGCACGCAGCCTATTCGTGGTGCGGCAAAAGCAATGAGCCCTGATGAAGCTATGGAGTTTGCGCACTCAGCAATGCAGGAAGCTTTGTACGATTACTCTTATGAGAACGAACCTGCGTGGATGAAAAACGCAGCATTTATCATCCCTGCAAACTTTAAAAAGTGGAGCTTTTTTACAATAGCGTACTATTTCCGCAACATGCGCGCTATGCTTGCGCCATTGCCGTACGAGACTCGTAGAGGCGCAGCACTAGCTGTAGTAGGTTCGACGTTAATGGGGGTGTTGGGGTCAGGGCTAAAAGGCGCGTTTCTTATATCGCAGATGTTGATTGCTTACGGTGCGGCGAGGTGGTTACTAGGTTCCCTAGGTATAGGTGGGGAAGATGAAGAGGAAAAATTCTTAAAAGACCTTAACTTACCAAAATGGTTTACCGAGATCTACATACCCAGAATGTTTGGTGATACTGGGCTTGCGAACATTTTAAGGTCGGGAGCGTTGAATACAGCTTCTGGCGGAGATATAGCTAACTCTATATCAGAAGGCTCTCTCATATTTAACGAGCTGCCTGATGAGACTATGTTTGATAATTTTGCAGATACGCTGGTGTCTGCTTACTTTGGGGCTACGGGTAGCCTTGTAGCTAAAGGTAAGAAAGCTTCTGACGCTTGGCATGTGGGAGATTGGCGGCTTGCGCTAAGTTCTGCGCTACCCGGAGTGGCGGGGGATGTGGCTACTGCGTATAGGTACACTCAAGATGGTGCACGGACTAGGAATTTAGATATTAGAAAGTACCCTCAAGAGTTTACAAAGATGGAACTATTCTTGCAAGGGCTTGGCTATAAACCAGCAAACCTAGCAAGGCTAGAAGAGGTAGATGCTCTAGTAGCGAGAAAGAAGACAGAGATAGCAAGCCGTCGGGAAAAAATTATTCGTGACGTTGTTCAGTCTATAGAGATAGGCACCGAGAGCGCCATAAATAAACGGCTTGCAGATATACAGAAGTTTAACGCTATGTATCCTCATCCTGACTGGCGTATTGACCCTGAAGATGTCATTAGCTATAGGAACAACCAGATAGATGAGAAATCTAAAAAGCTGCGCGGGCTAAAGATAGAACCGAAGCTCTATCAAATACTACCTATGCGCGAAAAGTCTTTACGGGATATAGAACGCGGGAAATAAAAAACCCCCGGGGGGTACCCGGGGGAAAGATCGTGAAACCACGAAGGAGAGCGACGACGAAGGAGCTAACAACGCCGTCAGGTGCTTTATATCACACTCTCCACACCCGCACACCTCTTACCCCTAGTTCTATCACGCACTTTGTCACGACTGAGTACTTCAGACGCTTTGTGACTTTATGCACTGTGGCTGTTGCTACTGGACAATTTAAGCAGGGTATAAAGAAGGAGTGCCCTTTCTTAAATTGCTTCCAATTAATTTGGTAGACTACCCCCTCGATTTTCATTCGCATTCTCCACGTAATTATCTACGTTAATGAACTCAGGGGTACTGCAGTCAAACTCTATGACGTGAACAGGTAGACCTTTGATCTTGGTGCCTGTGGTCATGCGCCGTGTGGTGCTGCCCTTGTAGATGCCTTTCTCGTGCAGCTGCTTCAGTGTGTTCTTGAAGTTGATCTGCCGCTCCACGCAGTCAGTCTTGAACGCTTTGTTCACGATGAACATCTTTTTAGTATCGGGCTCGTATCGTATAATCAACTCACCGTACGGCTCCAGTATTGGCGCAGGGGTCATCTTTGTTCTCGCGTCTGCCTCACCATCGACCACGAGAATGTTGCGCATGTGGCGGTTGATGAAGTCACCGATAATTCCCGATGCGTCGTCTACAGGTGCTTCGTTGTCGGCACGGATGTCACGTATCATCTCGCATGCCCACTTGTAGATAGCCTTCATGTCGAAGTCATGCAGCCCCAGCGACTTGGCTATGAGACCGCCCATGATGTTACATGCAACAACCCCAGACCAGAACCGCTCGCGCTGAGTCAGGCGCAACTCCTTGTCAATCTTGGCTTGCACTTCCAGTAACTGCTCGATGGCTGTCTCTTTGTGGCCGACTAGCCACTGGATGTAAATGTCACCCGCTAGGCCGTAGTTCTCTAGCAGTAGGTGGTCAAACATCGCCTTGCCTTCCTCGGTGCTGATGACGCCGCTATAGCCGATCTCGTACTCGATCAAGCGCATGCGCTCCCCATCCGGGCTGTCTTTCAGGCTGGCCAGACGCTCATAGAAGCTAGAGTTGCCGGACGTTAAAGAGATGTTGCCCCACGTGGTGTTGTTGGCGCGCAGCTCGTTAGCCGATGCTTTCTGTCTGTCCTTACCCCGACCCTGTGACATGGCATAGGCCATGTTAGAGAAGTCCTCAGCCCGCATGTTCGTGATCTCGTCCATGGTGAAGGGCAGGTTGTTCATCACGCCCAGCTTGTGCATACGGGCGTTCATGGTGTCACCGGGGATGGAGGCTAAGCGGTGTGGGTGTCCGTAGACGCTGTTGCACATATACAACGTAGTGGACTTACCTGAGCCTGAGTTCTTAAAGATGACGTTGATGATGGCACCCGACAACCCCATAAACTTCAGCAGCGGGGAGCCAAAGGCTGTAAGTGCAGCAAACGCATTAGCCTCTAGCCCCGGGCGGGCGTACATGTTGAACACTTCCTTCCACTTTTCTAACGACCCCCTAGGCACCATGAACTGCGCTATGTTTGCTGTATGGTTTGATGGCGGGCTGTAGTAGATGTTGTCCGCCGTTATTTCTCTGTCCCCGATGATGAACTTGCTGTCGTTGTCTACCCAGCCAAACTGTGTCCTCATAACTTCCGCCTTCTTCGATAGTTGTATGTCTTTAATAGAACTGACCAAAAAACTTACAATGTTGTCCATCTGACCCTTGTGACCGATGATGCCCTGCTGCCCTAAAAGCTTCTTTGGTTCGTCTTTTCCTAACAATACACTTGCAGGAATTGCAAACTCTTTTACCCCGTCTTGTGGCAGGTGCGCCCGGATAAGCGTCATCTCACCCAGATCAGGGTCATGCATACGCTTTACAACATACAGGTCGTGCTCATAGACCAGCGTGGGGTCAGCATCGTCATCGTTGCTCTTATAGATGCCGCCCGTCTTGCCCCTGAAGTACGGGTAGGGAAAAGCGGGGATACTGTAAGAAACTTGTTCTTCTTCGTCCTCGACCTCGTAAGTCCCGTCCTCAGACTCTTCAGCCTTGGCTATTTCTTTACCTAGGACAATCGGGGTTGTGATCTTGCCTTTGTGTATGCAGGTGTCACAGCCTCCGGGGTTTTCCTTCTCGAACGTCTCACAAAAGTGCGGACCGCCACGACGCTGCAGGTCTTGCACCTTAAGCTCTACCTCGAACGGGTCGTAGCCGGGATATTGCTCCGACATCTTATGCGCTGCTGACACCCCCTCTTCACAAAACGCCGTGACCGACAGCGCGCTACGCCATAGGTTATAACTAATGGTTTCTTGGTTCTGATAGCAGTGCAGTAGCTGCGGACAGCCTTTACCCTCAGCCGACTTCAGCATGATGGTCTTGAACCGTGAGATGCGGTTGCCCATCAACGACAGGGTCAAAGCACTGCGCTGGATGTCCCGGCGCGGGGCAAACTTCTTCTCGGTCACCCCTAGTATTTTCTGTAGCTCATCAGGCTCAGTTGCGTTGCCTTCTACTAGCACCGTAACCGCAGAGGGTGGGCTGTCCTTGAAGTTAAGTGTCCCCGGCACGCGCAGTATCCGGGCAGGCTCGAAACAAGCCGGGTCTACCAGCAGCTCATGGATGCGGCATAATTCCTTTAATCTATCGCTGAGCTGCCGCCAATTGTTTTGATCTATCGTTTTGGTGAACGGCCAGTATGCGTGTATCCCGCGCCCAGAATTTACGATCACGGGTCTGGGTAACCCGATAGTTTTGCAGAAGCTTTGCAGCTCTTGTAGGCCGGTGGCTTGGTCTATGTACCCGTCGCCCTCGGCAGCTTTCTCTTCCCCGCAGTCTATGTCTACCCACAGTGCCTTGAAGTAGGCAGCGTTGTCCTTGGTGCGGCTCTCATTTGTCTTGTACTTTGCGCAACCAAAGTAGACATCGTACTTCAGGGAGATTAATTGCTCGACTAACTCATCTACTTCTTCTCTAGTCTCTACAAGATGCTGGTCAACCTTCTTGCCTCTAATACCTACAACTGCGTACCACCCCTCGGGGGCGAGTACTGTGTCTAGCAAGTCAAAGTTAGCCATGGATAAACTCGGAAAAAAAGGGAGGGGTCTCCCCCTCCCAAAGCCGCAGGGCGCGGCGCGAGAAGCTATTTAATCGTCAGCACTCCACGCATTAACCACATCAGCCAAGCTCTTGCCCTCCGTAGGCGCAGGCGTCGCTTTCTTGCTCGAACGCTTCGTTGGCTCAGCGATAGCGGGTTCATCCTCCTCTTCTTCCACAACCTTCGCCTTAGGCGCAGGCTTACTCGCGGTCTCGAACTCCTCGTCATTGCCCTCACCTTTATCCACGGCGGCTACGTTCAGGATGACTGCTTTCTGGGCTTCAGGCGATACCACAGCCTCGTCTACGACTGCTTGCAGCTCAGGGTGCGACGCCACAAAATCCACGGCACGGAAGCGCACCTGCTGGTTGTCGTCCTCGTCAAAGCTCAGCTCAGTAATCACACCGTCAATGTTCTCACCGTTAGCAATCACGTAGTCGATGTAGGCGTTCAGCGGGAACAGCTGGCCAGCGCCCTTACCAAAGATTGACTTTGATGCAAGCTTAAGCTGGTAGATATCACCGTGGTTATTGCCGCCGATCTCGTCCGGTAACACAACAGCTACACGACGCTCGAACCGGCATGCGCGGGTTGTACCCTGACCGGAGCCCTTGACGTTCTGTGGGCAGGTCTCGCACTTCTTCGACTGAGGGTCTTTGATGCTAGCGTCCGGTGCATTACCGTCGTTCGACCAGCAGTCAGGTGCTGTGGCTTCCGCGCTAGGGTCGTAGGCTTTCATGTAGAAAGTGCGCTGGGCAGTTGCCTGAGCTACACCTACCAGTACCACGCGCAGCGGTGCGTTGAACTTGCCAGCCACGTCGCCATTAACTACACGCACGAACTTGCCGTTGCGGGGTGAGATGCGCTTTAAGCGGTTAGCTTTCATCAGGCTCTGGGTCAGAGCACTGGGGGCTTTTTTACCAGCGATAGCTACGTCGCGGTTCTTAAAAATTGAAACTTCGTTAGTCATTCTTGCCTCTCCTTACTGTGATCTTAAACTGGCTATCTACAAGCATGCCGGGTGGGAATACATCTGGGTTCTCTTCAATAAACTGCTTCATGTTGGTCTGATGTATACGGCGCTCAAGCAAACCATACGCATCATTATCACGGATGAAGTTGTACATAGAGTCCCAGTCGTTAGTCCAGTAGCGTGTAGCTACACGGCGCATAACGGTACCTGCTGGGGTTTTAATGCTGGTGGATTCGGTGTCTCTGAAGACCTCTAACATCTCGGCTTCAACGACAGCCATCTGCTCAGCAAGCTTCTTATCTTCCTCTTCGTACGCGGTTTTTATTTTGTCCCGCTCATCGCGTATCTTGAGGTAGATAGTGGCCAGCTGATTCACTGACGTATCACTCATTTTAGCTCCTTCGTGGTTAGTGCAGGGTCACTGGGTAGGGGGTTATATAGAGAAAGAAGCAGCAAAAAACTCTATTAACTTAGCCCAGCCCCTGCTGCGGTAGTTACTCGCCACACACCGCTTGGCGTCGTCGCTTGCACTGCCTCTTTATCTTACACCAAGTTCCTGCTTATACAACTCAATTATTTTGTTATGGTTCGTGATGTTATTTTGCAACATGTAATACATCCGTCGCTCTACTTCGCTGCCTTTCACATGAACAATAGTCATGGCATTTTTTTGTCCCGGTCTATTAATTCGCGCATTAGCCTGAAGGTAGGTTTCCACAGAAGTGACGGGTGCGTACCAGATGACTGTATTGGCAGCAGTAAGCGTAAGTCCATGCGATGCAGCTTGTGGCTGTATGATGAGAACTTTCGGCTCCTTTTCATTTTGAAATCTCTGGATGATGTCATGTCTTTTATTAACTGTTACCTGACCGCTAATTATCTCTGCGGTAATTCCAGCCTTTGCCAGATGGCTTTTAAGAAGCTCGATAGTATGTGTGAAGGGGACGAACACCAGCACCTTGTGACTGGACTCCTCGATAACCTCCTGCACTACGTTGAGTCGATTAGTCACATCGAACTCTATGACTTCTTTGTCATCTGAATAAACGGCACCGCCTGATATTTGTAGCAGCTTGTTAAGCTTTACAGCTGCGTTGACTGCAGTAACTTCTTCACCGTCTGCTGCCATCAGCATCTGATCTTTAAGCACTTTGTAGTACTTAGCCTGCTGCGGCGTCAACGGCGCTTCCCGCTCGACAAACGTAACCTCCGGCAAGTCCAGACACTGCGCTTTCTCAAACCGTATAGCTGGCTGCAGGGCGTTGTGCACTATAGCTTCAGCGTTCTGGCGCGGTATCCAGCGGAACTGCCCCACCTTCTCCATCACCTTGTCGCGGAACTGCCCAAAGAACTTAGGTACACCGTCAGGGTTTACCATTTTTGCTAGACCGTAGGCGTCTACCGGGGACTGCGCAGCAGGGGTGCCTGTCAGCATCCATAGCCATGTGTCCGGGGTTATCAACGTCTTCAATGCTTTCCAGCGGTTTGTCTGCATATTCTTGTAGGCGCTAGCTTCGTCGGCCACGATCAGATCAAACCCACCGTTAGCTATCTCATCCTTGACAATGTCTACGCCATCAAAGTTGATGATGACAAACTCAGCATCGCCTTGAATAATCTTAGCGCGCTGCTCCCGCTTCCCATGCGCCACGTCACAGCTGCGGTGCACAGCAAACTTAAACAGGTCAGCTTGCCATGCAGACTTCATGATCGACAACGGACAGATAATTAGCACGCGCTTTACTAGCCCTAGTTTCATCAAGTAGTCAGCCGCCCAGATAACTGCTGCGGTCTTGCCAGTGCCCTGCTCGTTAAAACAAAATGCTTTCTTACGCAGCGTCAGGAACGATGCTGTTTCTTTCTGATGTGCAAACGGACGGAACTGCCCCGGCCAGTCATAGTCCCTAGTGATAGTGCTAGGCACGTTCTTGATCTTCAGGGTAGCTAGCTCTTGCGCTTCCTTCAGGCCGAAGTAAACGGCAACGTCGTGTAGCCCATCAGGTAGCCACCCGATGATCTTACTTTTCTTAATCTTCTCGGTGACTAGATGTGGTCGTCTAGTTCTTATCACGAGTACCTTGTTATCTATGATTTGCACTTTATTTTTACTTTATAGCCAGCTAAGTCTTTGTCTAAACTATCTGCTAAACGTAGCTTTATGTACGCAGCCCAGATTGTGTCGTCATGTTCGATTTCAACTGAAGCCTCACTAATCCAGTCCGAACCTACCCGCAACAACCACACTGCTCTGGCTTCTTCTAGCGTCATTTTTTACGCTCTCGTTTGCTTGTTTCAGACACAAGGTCATGTCCAGCGTTGCGGCGGAACGAACGGTTCTTGCCCGGTGCTTCTAACTTGATACCGTCTTTGTTCGCGCCACCTTTAGACAAAGCTTTAACGTGTGCTACGTCTTTACCTGCACGGCTCACACCGTCTTTGTCTAGCTTGCGTCGTGCGCGCTGGCGCTCCATGCGGTCAGGCAACTCACCGCGTTCTTTCTGCTGCTCGTATTCTTTCTTGTACGGCCTAGGTTTGTTTACGTAAGGCATAGCTAACCTCTTGTGTTATGTGCGCACTCCGTTACGGGGCAGTATCGGCATAGGGGGCCCGACACTGGGTTCCATACATTTGTTTTAATAGCTGCTTCTAGTCTTGTCAGCTCTGGCTCCATGCTGTTCAGGTACGACGAGCGCATGATGAACTCATGCTCTTTCTTAACCATCTCGTTGCTTACCACAAAAAGCAGGGCTGACTTTATATTAACCACTTTCGGGAAGTGCGTAAACACCGCACCGGCCAGCAGGTCTAGCTGTTTTGTATCTGCGTACTTTGCGTTCTTACTTGTCTTATAGTCAACAAGCCAAGCCTGTTGTTTCTCTTCGTTAATTATGAGCAGGTCGGCTATGCCGCGCCACCATACATCCTTGGCAAAGAAGTCACACGCCACGAAGCGACCGTCCCGTTTCGCCACGCCCAGTTTGATTTCACAGTACTTGTCGCCCTCAATACGCTTAAGAGCTTCCAGTGTCGGCGCGATAAAACTAAACTTCGGCGGTATGGGAGTGGCATCCTTAATATAATTCTCTGCTGCTGAATGTAGCTCCTTGCCGTAAATGGTTGCGGTAGAGTCTTCATCCTTTACATCCTTCACTATGCGTAGGTGGTAGTACTTCTTCGGGCACTGGTCGAAGGTCTTGATGCTGCTGTATGACCACGCTGGAATCATATCTTCCTCTGGCAGATAAACGCCTGAATGTCCACGCGGAAAGCGCCAGCAAACTTACAGTCAGCAGCGATGCGGCTCTCGGTGTTGACGCTGCCTATCCACAACCCCAGAACGAACAGGACTATAGCTACTAGCGATTTTGCCCAGACTTCTGTGATGAAGTCCCATATCTTCCTGAAGTTGATTGCGTCTACTATCATCTTTCTAAGCCCTTCATTATCATGACCATAGCGATAGCCTGACTCAATGTCTGACCTTCTTCTACGATAAACATCTCGTGCTCCCAGTCAAAGTGTCCGTGGTGCATAGGGTTACTCTTCTTGGTGCTTACTTCTAGCAGGCGTCCGTTTACCGCTGGCACTAGCTTGACCATAAGCTCAGGCACAGTGCTATGGTCTGAGTCAGAGCGGAGTACCGCAGTTTGTAACTCGCTGCGAACCTTTCTATTCTCTGCGCGGTGCCTTAACTTAAACGCTATCTCCCCGACGACAGACCCTGCTATCCCGCATATCACACCTACCCCCAGACTCATTGCGTCTAACATTCTCCGTAGCTCCTTCCGTAGCCTGCCTCACAGTTAAGTGGCAGGTCTGGTGCCCACTCAGGGCGAAGTTTCATACATAGCTCGACGAACTCTTTGCCTGTGTCCTTTTCTTCTTCCGGGACTATGCAGGCGATAGCGTCGTGCACCGTCATTACTACCTTGTACTTCTTGGCAATAATCAGCATCTGATTACCGATGACAATACGCGCTAGAGCTTGGCAAACATTCTCTGTTACCTTGCCGCCATATATCCTATTTGGTATGGTGGCTTTACCCCTCTTTGTATCGTACACCATTTCTGCAGAACCGTCATCCCTTTGTGTGACGCGCAGGTTCGGGTACTTTATGTACATACCGTTAGGTAACTTGATACCTCGTTTACCTTCTATCTTCAGCACGCCATCACGACCTAGCGTACTTGTTTGATTGTCTCGGATATGTTCAAGAGCCTTGCCTGCAGCTTTCCAGAAGGCGGCAATCTTCGGGTACGTCTCACGATAAACGGAGATGATGCGCTGGCATTCTTCAAGCTCCAGAGTCGTTCCGAAAACTTTAAGTTGTGCTTGGAACTTCTGAGCACCCATGCCATACCCCGCCCCCAAGATCGTAGTTTTCCCAACGAACCTCTCTTCTTTAGAAATCTGCGATATGTCTTTGTTGTAAATAGCCGACGCCATGATCTTATAAACATCCTCGCCATTCTCAAATGCCTTTACTAGATCATCCTGCCCAGCCAGCCACGCCAGCGTCCGCGCCTCGATCTGCGACGAGTCTGAGTCGATCATCACATAACCATCAGGTGCCATGATTGCGTTTTTAAGCGCGCTTGAGCGGGGAAGGTTTTGAAGGTTTAGTTTGTCATCACCACCCCACCGTCCTGTGTGGGCGGCGTAGTAGCGTAGGGGAACTGGCATCAATCCTCTGGTAGCAATACCCATAAACCGCTCGGTACGAGTTTCTTCCAGCGTAGACTTCACGCCTAGCCGCGCAGCTACAAGAGCCTGCACTTGCGTGCTTTCATGGTCGAGCAAAGCTTTGAACTCTTCGTCACTTTTAGCAAACGCCCATGTCTCTTTGCCAGTAGTAGGGCTGATCTTACGTGGAGGCACAACACCGCATACCTTTAACAGTTGCGCGAACTTCTCGTTCGACATAAGGTCTGCTTTACCGCCAGCCAAAAAGTCTACGTCGTTGAGTAGTGTTGCTTTCTTATTGACAACAATGTGCAAGTGGTGGTTCAACCAATCCCAGTCTAGCTTTAGCACTGGCTCTGAGAACATACGGATGGTCAGATCAATCAGCTTTAGCTCAGACTGCACGAAGTGTGGCGACAGTACTTTGAATAGCTCTAGGGTTAGCTCGCAGTCGTTCTTGCAGTACTCGCCATACGCTGCAAGGTCAGCAGGGGTAAAGTCTAGGCGGCGTTTACCTAGCGCGTTTACAACTTCGGTTCCTTTCTCCCCGAGGCTGTAGTACTGTGCCAAGGCTTCAAGGCGACCTCCCACCTCGATGGTATGCACAGCCCGTGCCATACTAAGAGTATCAAGGATACCCCTAGGCCGAATGCCAAAACACCAAGAAAGAATAGCGGCGTCAAACATAGCGTTATGAGCCAAGACCAGATTTTCCTGAAGGTTAAGCGACTCCAGAAACTTCTTGATTGTGTTGTGTGTACCTGATACCCACTGTGCGACACTTCCTTCCTCCTTTATGCCTACGCCTATAACCTCAAACCGTTCGTCGCGGATGTACTCTTCCGTGGTCAGCTTTGATAGGCTGAACTCACGGTCGTAGTAGGTTTCAAAATCAAGGCAGATTATTTTCATTTAATACCTATGGCTTTCCCGACACGGCTCATTAGCGTCGGGGTCTTTGGTTCTTCATAAGGCATCGGGACTATGGCACCGGGTTGAAGTACGTTGTTTTGAAGCATGCTTGGGCGTATTCCCGCCCCCATCGCCATACCACCACCGGCGTAAATCTTTGTCTGCGCTAAGTTACGCTGCTCTTGTCTTTCTTCACGCTCTGGGTCTAGCACTCTCTGCATAACCATGTCGTTGAACTGCGGCACCCAGATATGTTCGCGGAACTTCTCATGTAGGGCTCTAATTTCCTCCTCTGTCATACCGTACGCATGGTTTTTATCCCCCGCCACGTAAGTCCTGACAGAGTTAATAACGTCTTCCCACTTGCCGAACTGCTCCTTAAACTCTTCAGGGTGCGACTCGATACGAGCTAAAATGATCTTTACTCCTGCGCTGAAATGTTCACTCATCTTTTAGCTCCTTTATGATTGTCTCCACAAGGTCTACGTTATCCTCCCGCACTACCACGGCTATACCACCAGCAGTCTGTATGCTTTTAATCTCGCGTTGCTGTAACGCGGTAGGTTCGTTCTTACCTGCCTTGCACTCGATGGCTATAAACCGACCGCGAACACAAGCAACAATATCAGGAACACCAGAACGACCATATCCATGGGTAGCCGGGAAGAAGTAGTAGACGTTGTGGGCTTTGAGTATCTTGACTACAGCTGACTTTACTTTAGACTCCGGTGTTGACATGGAGATACTCCAGTGCTTTCTTTAAGTGTCGGATAGCCATAGTGATGCGCAGGTTGCGCGTATCGGTATCAGTAATTTTTCTAGCAGCCGCTTTACTACCTGCCGGGCGTCCACGCTTCCTAGGTGGGGCGCCATTTTCCTTACGTACTTTACACAGCATGGCGCTGATAGACCTGATGTTACCGCCGCGTTTTAGGAAGATTTCTTGCGCGCTCATGTTCGGGTTCTTACGAATAAAGTCGGCCATACTCATTCTTTTGCGTCCCATGTTAGCTCCTTTCGTGGTTGTGCATGTTTTTACGCATGCTTTTGTATAGCTAATTGATACCCCACCATACATACGGTGCACTGATTAGCAAAAGCTAAAGTGAAAAAATCAATTGCGGGTTTAGGGCGGTGTAGTAGGTCTGGCATTTCTCTCCACATGTAGTCATCAAACAACATGATGCCGCCTTTGCGTAGTAGGCCGAACGCCATACACGCATCAGTTAAAACATCGGGGGTCGTGTGGCTTCCATCGACATAGATAAAGTCGTAGTACTCATGCTCCCCCCGCGTTATTAAACGTCCAAGCCCGTCGTAAGATGTTGTAGCAAGCACATCGATCAGCTGTGTTTCTCTACGTGCTTCTTCTACATTTTCATCAAACGTCTGACGTAACGTAGACAAGTTCAAACCTTCATGCTCTTCTCCACCGCCGAACGTGTCAATAACTTGGATTACTCCATCATCACTTAACATGTTCGATAGCATCCAGCAGGTAGCCCTCCCTTCAAAGCAGCCTATCTCTAAGATACGATCTACTTTACCGAGAGCGTTCTTCACTGCATGAAAGTTCTGTACGCTGTTACTGAACCAGTCTTGTGTAAACTTCATGCGACTTACTCCTTAGGCTGTATGGGGGTAGGCTTAGGCATCAGGCTACCGTCGAAGATGTGCGTACCTACGTGACCCAGCTGCGCCCACGGCGCTGCCCATACTTTGCCTTCGCACTTCTCGCGCCATATCTTGCAGAAGTGATAGTCCTCCGATAGCAGGCGCTCACCGATAGGCTCGATGCTGGTAGCAAAAAATTCGTGAATGCGCTCTTGTCCGATATTGCCGCCAAGATCGTTGGTGTCGTTGATATAGCTAGGCACATGCTCTTTCAAAGACTCGAACACCTCACGCTTGATAAGCATGAACCCTGTGCCGCCATTCCATATTTCAACAGGGCTACCTATCTCTACACGCTGCTCTTCCGCATAGCCGACGAGGTTGACTACGAACGAACCTGAGTATTTGCGTAGCTCGTGCGCGGGTACGCCAGCTTGCGCCGCTGCATGTATCGCGCCCCAGTTAATTTCTTTCTTGGGGTATATGCCGCAGATAATCGGCTTATCCGCTAGTATCATAGGCAGAACATCTTTAGCATCAAAGCGTATATCAGCATCAATAAACATCAGGTGCGTGAAGTCCGTCTTTAAGAACCCATGCACCAGTGCGTTGCGGGCGCGCTGAATCAACGACTCGTTAAACAAGAAGCTAGCGGCTGTATCGATGCGGTTATCTCGCAGTATGTTTTGCAACGTCATGATCGACTGCGTGTAGTATCCAGCGCACATGCCGCCGTACATAGGTGTGGCTATAAAAAGTTTTGTCATTATCAGCTCCAGTTAGTTATGTTACGTTTTTCGCCACGGAAAATCTCCGTCATATTTTTTCAGCATGTGCTCGTTGCCTCTTATAAAGAACTCCGCGCTTACTGAATCCGCTCTGCTTGCCACTCTATAGTTCACGCTGTACTGCCCACTTGTATCAAAAACTTTCTGGGTATGCATCATGAACATCGACAACAACCTATCTACCTCCGGTTGCTCGTCTGGATGCCTCGCCCTGCGATACCATGCAGGAGAAAACTGCAGTGCGGCTACCTTCGGTATTAAAAAACAATTCAAGTCCACGAACAGATCGTTGATGACTGAAACCCACTTACCTAATGACTCGCAGTCATCGTTGCATACGTACTCCCCCTCTTGATTAACTATCTTACGTAACGAATACGCCCATGTATTTCCTTTTTCTATAACGTCAACAAGCGACTGAATATGGTTTTCTTCATACCAATTATCTTCGTCCAGAAAACATAGGAAGTCACCTTTAGCAACGTAGGTCATAGCCCCGTAGATTCTGTGCCCGTTGTACTGGTCTTTGCCTGTTGCATACGGCAAATTAATGACGTCTACATTCTGATAGTCCTGCAAGGCAATACGTGCTTTGGGGTAGTCGCCATCCACTACAACTAGATGCTGTATGTTTTTATAGGTCTGTGCCTTAACAGAATCCATAGCCTGTTTAAAGACAGGTGCTCCCGTCGTAGGCGTTATCACAGTAACCAAAGGGTTCATGTATTGTTCCTTCCCGCCCTCATCAAGTCTCCTGCATATACATGCTGACCTACGTGGCGCAACTCTATCGACGGGTCAGCGTATATTTGCCCGCCTTCTGTCTTCCACAGCTCACAGAAGTGATAGTCCTCAGAGAGCAACAGCCCTAGCTCAGTGATGCTGGTGCCAAAGAACTCGCGTGTTAAGGGGGCTAAGAACTGACCGTTTGCAGGGTTGGTAATCAAGCTAGTGCGGTACGTAGGAACCTTAAAGCGCAGCGCTTTAAACACATCACGGTGTATCAACATGAACCCTGTGCCGCCGTGCAGGACTTCTACCAAACCATTTTCGTCCAGCGGAACCTTGTCTCCATCATCAGCCACAGCATTTAGCACGTAGCTACAACCAAACTTATCTATATCCTGCTCACCACGCAGCGCGGCCTCGCGTATCCTATCCCAGAACAAAAATTTCTTGGGGTAGATGCCACACACCATCTGTTTCTCGTGCTGCAGTAGCTTGTAGATACCATCGGTGGGGAACCAGATGTCGGCGTCGATGAACATCAGGTAATCGTCCCGTGTCTCGTCGAGGAAGTACCGCACGATCTCGTTACGGGCGCGGGTAATCAGGGCTTCCTTGTTCATGAACTGCCAGCGGGTCTTGATGCCCTGATTCTCAAGATAGCTGACGCTACGTAACATGCTGTCTACATACTCCATATACATCGCACCACCATACGCAGGTGTGCCGATCATGATGGTAGGTTTGCCGTCGATCATACATTCACCATGTGTTTAAGTATTGTGTCTACAAAATACTTGTTGTAAAACTGCTCGGATTGAGGAGAAGCAAGGAACTCCCGCGCTGCAGCGAGGTATGTCTCGTACTCACTGCTCGGCATCTCGTGGAGATACCTATGTAGTTCTTCGTATGACTGGAACTTCTTAAGGTCAACAAAGCACTCAGGCGGTACGTGGTCGTACACATTAGGTGCGCCCCAGTAAATAGGCACAACACCGACCATAAAGCAGTCAGTCATCTTTTCACTGACGTAGCCATGCGCGTTGTTGCAGTTCTCATACGTGATGCAGAAGCGGTAGTTCGACAGCGTCTTTAGTTTGTCATCGGTAGAGCCTCTGTATGTGGGGAAGTTATACATACCCCAGAACCGCCCCCACAGATCAAAATCGTTCGGCGCGTACCGCGTGAAGAACTCTATAGCTTCTATGCGTCTTTCATACAAGCTGTTGGGGTGCGAGCTTCTCTTGTGCGTGTTCATCAGGCACAACAGTTTGCGGTTGTAGTACTCTGAAAGCGGTTTATCGAAGTTAAACAAAACAGAGTCTTGTAGGTTTGTCGTGAAGTTAGACTTAATAAACTTCTTGCCATCGACTAACCTATCATCCCACGTAAAAACCTTCTCGCACATACCTATGAAGTCATCATGGTAGTTGTTAGGGATTATTAAATCAGGTTCAAACATCACAGCGAATATGCGCGGCGCTTTGGCTTTAATGGCAGAGGGTCTGTCCATCAGAATAAGCAGGTCGCCTTCGTCGCACTGGTCAGGTGTGAACATATCGATGCCACGTTCTTTTGCTGCTGCATACAGCTCGTTCCATGGGCGCATTAGACCAGCGCCGATGTCACTTTCAAGGGTATGAAACAATGTCCCGTTGGTAGTAACAAAGTCATACGTACTTTGAACTATTACTTTCATATAGCTCCTTCAGTCGGGACGTTTGCCTTTTATTAAATCTATCATCTCCGCGTAAGCTGATCTGCTGTGCTCATGCGTTCTTGCAAACACCATCTCCTTTGCAACCTCGTAAACTTCTGCCATCGTTTCTAACATTTTTGCTGCCTCAAGGTCACGCTCGTCTCGTGGCAGATGGCGCAGGTAGCTGGCTAGCTCGTGCGCTTTGTATTTTGTGCTCATATCAGGACATATCTAAAGACTGGGTTGAATAGACTTTGTGGATGCCCACTGTACATAGAGCGACACCAGTGTGCTGCGTTCACCAAGTTAGCACTCGGACAAGCCATGCTTTCTTTAGCTTCTACCAGCGCAATAAAGTTCTTCAGTATGGGCATGCACGACACCTTACCGCTGTAGTTATGGTGGTAGCCCTTAGCGGTAGCCGGTGTGATATTGCGGGTCAGCCCAGTGCCAAGGTTCTTTATCTTCTCTGCGTACTCGTGGTCATCCGATAATATAAAAGTTTTGCGAACCCGTCTACTTAAATTACGCAGGTCAGTTATAAATGTATGGGGTGGTGGCTCTACTGTCTCAGCCTGTAGCTTGTCTCCCCCTCTCACGAATACCAGCCCGCTATCTCGCACGTTGTACGTATCGCCATCATAGAAAGACTGAATGTTACGCCGGACGTTAATATAGAAATTATCCTTAAACGCCATAAACATTTTTACGTAGTCATCATCGCCCTTGAATATGGAGTCACGCATAGACTCAAAGTGCACCGCCTGTGGCGCAGCGGGTAGCTTCTCCAGCACCTCTATGTCAGGGAATATTTTATTGAACGGTTCCTCGTACCCCCACCAGTTGTACGTACCGTCAATCACCAGCTTCTTATCGTTCAGTTCAGCTACGAACGCAGCCACAATGATGTTCTCGATGACTGAGAAAAAGCCCGACTGCCTAGGCTGGTACAGCATCTCACCTTTGTAGACAGCCTTCGGTGCCTCTGCGCCCAGCGGAAACATGCCACGGTACATCTCATACCGCTCTTCGCTTAAGTTATATTTATCGCAAGCCAGCTCCATGCCAAGGCAGCTGACGATCTCCTGCTTGTAAAAGATATTGTTGGGTAGCTTCGTAGGTATATCGTTTAACGCCGCCGCGTCCCCCCACAGGTAGCGCCTTGCAGCTATGGCAGCTAGCCGGTCAGCGTCACCCTCTGGGCTGGAGTACTTATGGAATTGAATCATTCAGCACCTTTATCTCTGGCTTTTAACATTGCATCTGCCATTGCATAACACTCAAGGGCTAGCCCCTCTGCGCTCACGCCGGGGTCGCCCGGTTCTCCTACGCTAAACTTCTCTCCGTCTTTTTCTAGGTCTTTTACATAATCTGGGTACAGCACTTGCATCGCCATCACAGCAAACAAGTCCCTCATCTCATCGTTCACCATAGTGCTCTCCCGTGTGTCGTAGGGTTAGGCGGGACAGGGCGGTGCTTTGCTTTCTCTACTATCTTCCACCCCGGCTGTATGAACTTCACAGCTTCCCATCGCTCCCAGAATTTTCTGAATAGCTTTCCTTCTTCGTCGTAGACTTCGAATCTCATCATTTCCTCGCAAGCTCACGTATCTGCTCGATGGTCAGATTAGTATTGTCGTAAATAGCAAGGATGATTTTAGCCGTGACGCCCTTCTTGTTGTTGCGTATACGGCTGATGACAGGCGCAGTCACGTTGATCTTCTTTGCTATGGCTAGGTCAGTGTCGCCTATGCCTATCTCACGCAGGTAGTCCAGTAGTGCGTTAGGGACTTTAGGTTCACTCATCTTATATCCTCAGCATTAGTCCGAAAAACTTAGAAAGGAAAGACTGCTTCTTGTCCTGCCATCCTAGCAGCACACTCTGTGCGAATCTTTCCTCTGGGGTGTAGTCATCTTCTTTAATTCGGGGTGTATAAAACCGCCCGATCTTGGGCGGCTCTTCCCTGATAAACTTACCATCCTTTAGCATAGTTTCTCCTATACAACGTGACGATAAATCTCGATTGTCTGGTTTGCCTTGTTGTAGGTAGATGAGTATGTACCTTTACCCCAATGAGTCGTACACCATGAACACACGTTGCCGCGCACATTCTCAGGGTTGTACTTACCTACAGGAACACTGGCGATGTTATCTGGTTGTAGGTTCTCAACGTACTGCAGGATATGGTTACGCACTTCGCCTATGGGGTACTGACTAGCTGCACGAGTGCGGGTCTTTTGCTTCTTGGGCGCGACAGCTTTTAAGTTGCCGTACTCTTCGTCGCCTTCTTTGGTGAACACCTTGAACTGAATGTAACCCTTGCGCTCTAATATCTCAAGGTCGTGTATGGCTTTAGCCATCATCTTACGGAATACTTGTTCCATAGCGGTTTAGCTCCTGATTAATATGCTGCGTCTATGATGTACATCTCCCCGACTCGCAGCCCTACGCCGGGTACAACCTCATGCTCTGCTACCAGCTTCAACATACCTACCTGCCTGCGTACATCTTCCGGTACGTCATCAGCCAGATACTCCTTTATCTCAGTCGGAGATTTAGCAACAGTATATTTATCATCCTTAATTGTTACCGTCAACAATTTATGTTGTTGTAATTTTGTATGGATGTCCGATAAGTCATTAGCCCTATCTATCAGCCCGGCAAGCTCTGTGTGCGCTTTGATAGCTCCTGTATCCTCTAGCGTTGATTTGAATTCCTCCCAGTATTTATCTTTAAGAAACCTAACCCCCGGCTCCATCAGTATCCTATGCGCGTAGTCCACATCCCGTTCAGCCTGACCCGCAGCCCTACCTGCTATATTTGATGCCATTCCCCACGCCTCGTCTATCTTATCGACCAAGGTTTTAGGGTAGAAATTCTTGTGTATCTGCTTTAGCGCGTCCTTTAACTTGCCAGTTTTGAACGTCGTACCCCTATCCCTTTTCTCCGCAATGCGTTTGTTATATACGGCAAAGACGTACTCCCTTGCATGCTCTCCGCGCTTGCGTCTAGTCTCAACTCCTATTTGCCCTAGTAGTTCTTCAGTAGCCGTAATGGAGACCTGCAACTCCATCACCCAAGCAACTTTGTTGTCGTACTGCCTACTTGCATAATTTACACTTAGCATCCAGTCCGGGTGCTTCTCTGCCACGGCATACGCCAGTGGCTCTAACGTCGGGTGGAGTTTGAGTTCCCATCCATCCCCTACCGGCTCGTGCTCTAGTTTGATGTTGCTATACATCTTCTGCCTCCATGAAAGTCTTAAACTTTTTGTAACGATCAACCTTGACCTGACCGGCTGGCACTAGCTCACGCATGAGCACATGCGGGTTTAACGCAATCAAAATCTCATCAAACCCACGCATAACTTTTGCGTCAGTGAAACTAAGCACGCCGTTCCAGTAATGGTCTGAGTGCGAATGCACAAGCCACAAAGAAGCTTGATGCCAGTTCTCCTGCCCCCCACGCACCATCCCCATAAATTTATTCAGCGTCTGCAGATGCCGCTCTCCATCCAGCCGCCACGTATCTAAAGCCAGCGTGGTTACTACTATTGCATTAACAGGTGACGATTCTGCCAGCGGTACTAAAACTTCTTCCACGATCTTCTTCTCAACCTTCCCCTCCAGTATCTTCAGGTATCCAGACAGGAACTTCTTAAAGTCTTTAACATCCTTGCGTACCTCGCTCATAGCCTTGCGGTCAATGACATGCACCACATCCCCCACGCAGCGTGTCGGCACTAGGTAGCCGTTCTCGTTACGAAGTTCTAACCCCGCGACGTTGTACACGTTCTCGCCTAGCCACAGCACCAGCTTGTTGTCTCTCACGCTGCACATGACGTTCAGCACATCACCGATGAACTTAGCCGTGGTGTCAGACTTATAGCTAGCGTCGAATGTGATAGCGCCGTGGTCGTGGAATGTCACCACGTGATGACGGTACAACTTGCAGTGTATCCTCGCCTCCCCTGCAACTATCTGGAACTGTGGCTTCCTGCGATAACCCAGTGGGCGTACGCCTGCATTGCGTCCACTGCCACGGATAGGCTCGACGCTCTCGTAGTGCGCCTTTGCCTCGTCATAACTGCGTATGGGCATGATGCCCGATCTCCAGCTCACGATTGTCATTAGAAGTCCTCCGTTATTGGTTCACCTTTGCACTTACTGTCTGCTTTGTAAAGTTCACCGCCGTAGTATCCGTTGCTTGAATTTCGAAACTCCAGCACACACGTACCTTTGTCTGTGTGGATGCGATGAAACATTACTCGGTCATACTCCTGCTTCGTTGCTTCAGGCTCGACTTGCAGCAGCGAATACATGTCTACGTCATCTACACTATGTACTGTGCCGCCGATCAAAGCACTGACAAAGTTCACATGGTTTATCCACGACTCAGAGCAGCAGTCAGCAAAGCAATAGAAGTCATACCTACCCTGATCTGTAACGAACGCAATGTGTTCTCTGCCCTCGTCCATCAACAGCTCCTGCACCTGCTTACCTACCAGCACATCTAGCACGCTCATACCCACCTCACCAGTCAAACTTCTTAAGGATGTCATCGACCTTAGCCTTGACATCTTCACGTACACCTGCATGCTCTTTGATGTCCTCCATGTCCACGCCCACCAAGGCTCGCTCAAGGTCGCGCCTCGCTTCCTCTAGCTTGGGGTCGTTAGTAATGTTCAGCTTAGTCAGCAGCTGGCACAGTCGTTGTGGGTTCTCAAGCAGGGTGTCGTGGTAGCGTTTCTTTGTACCGTCGTCATCTTTCAGCTTGGTCGATAAGGCTTGCAGCTCGTCGTGCAGCCTGTCCCATGCCTCGTGTACCGCCTTGCCTACACGATCTTCAAAGTCTTGTTGATAGCTCTGCTCCATCTCAGCACGTAGGTCTGCGAGTTCTTGGTTGGCAGCATCGAGTCGGAAGTCACCAGCCTCAGGCAGCGGGGAGAACACCAGCCGCATACCGTACTTGCTTTGTATATCCATCAGGTCTGGATAGTCGCTGGCTTTGTATAGCGCGCCTAGGTTTTGCTGCGCTGTAGAGACTAGGTTGTTGTATTCAGCGTACAACTTGTTGCACATATTATCGTAGGTAGTACGGAACTGATTCATCTGCGCTTTGTATTCAAGCACCAGCTTTACCGGCAGGATACGTGCGCCCTTGTTCGACCACGGCAGCGTCATCTGATTGTGATACAGCCTGATATGTGCTGCGTACTTAGCGATATCTGAGACTAGGCTAGTGCCAGCCATCAGATTCTTATACACCTTGCTAGCATCGCGGCTAGCGTTGTTGGTTGCGTTGACGTTATCTGCTACGTCACGGTCTAGTTTGCTTGCACCCCATGTGGATACGTTGAGTTCCACTAGCACTGCGCTTGACGATATGCTCATGATTACCCCTTTAAAAATTATCGTTCCTCAGGCTTACCCGCCAGTCGCATTATCTCTACCTCGTTGTCCGTTAAGAACTTGAGCGATAGGCGTGATGCATCTCTATCCTGCGGGAAGATGTGATATGTAGTACCCCCCTGCTCTTTAGCTTGCCACTTCTCACGATACAGCTCTGCTTTAGCTATCAGCTCGACTAACTGAATAGCATCCTTGCTATCTAGCACATACCCTGTGTGGCTTATCTCTACTATCATCTTGCTCATACCTAACCCCCTAGTCATTGATGTGAATAGTTTGACCCACTGGAGATGTGACAGTGTTGCCGCCACAGATGACCCACAGTACAGGCGAGTCCCACTCACCGCCCCAGTCGCTGCCCACGTACCCGTCGGTAAGAATGATGGAGCACTCAGGCTTGATATTCTTCTCCTTAAGGTAGCGAGTAATACAGCTCGGAGAAGTACCGCCACCACCCTTAGGCTTAGTCGATTCAACCAGCGAACCCATCGATGTAGCGTCGTATTCTTCATGGCCTGCCACTTCACCGTCCCAGTACAGCAGATCAACTTTGTCAGGCGTAACTTCATCAGCTATCCCCTTAACTTCTGACAGGAATGCGGCTAACTCCTGCCCCCCGATGGAACCACTTGTATCCACGCCGATCACTAGGTGTCCGACTTTCTCGCTGATAAGTGTGGGCATGTACGTATCGCCCGACAGGAACCGTCTGTTTACTCGCCGCCATGATGAACTATCCTTCCCCTTACAGATTGATTTGACATACTCACGTAGCACCTCGCGCCAGTTGACCTTAGGTTCAAGCATCTCCTGCAGCTCACGGCTTAGCCCACCTGCGCCCTCACCCTTCAACTTCTTATGTGCCATAGCACCTTGACGTAACGCCTGATCTACTTCCTTCTCAAGCTCACGCTTCTCTGCATCAGACAAAGCATCAGCACCACCCCAGTCATGCTCGTCGATGCCATCACCCATACCACCGTTCTTCGGGTCGAACATACCCTTACCGTCTTTCTTGTCCTGCTTAAGCAGGTCGAACACTTGCTTAGCGTTCATGCCACGATACTTCTCATCGACTAGACCGATCTGCTTACCACCTAGCACTGGGAACTTTAGGTGTACGCCCTTAGGGTCAAGGTCTTTAAGCTGGATATTGATGACGTAGTCGCACGCCATGTTAGCTAGCTGCGCATCTTCCTTCCACAGCTTCACCCATGTAGTTAAGTGTCGATACGCTTTGTGCATAGCCTCGTGCAGTACGACAAAGGCAAGTTCCTTCTCGTTGATGATCTTCACAAACTCACGACCATAGAACTCGTCGCGTCCGTTGGTTGCTGCCGTAGGTATGGTGTCGATGATGCTGGTCTTACCGACCATAAGAATGCCTGACCACATTGCGAACTCAGGGTTGCGCATCAGTGCAATCTTCACCTTCTTCAGCTTACGTTCTTCTTTATCTATTGCCATAGGTCTAGCTCCTTTTGTGCTGGTGGGTCTAACAGTTGAATCATGCGCAGCTTTTCTTCTGCTTCCTTGCGTGTCATGGGTGGAGTTATGGATTCTTCTGTTTTTCCATCTAGCCTCCACACTCTGTACCAGATAGGTTCTCGTCGCTCGTTATGTTGATAAACGTCCTCATTATCTTTAGCAAGCCACGCTATTATGTATTCACGCATCCTCCTCGTCCTCCGTTTCCTCCTTACTCACGTACCGCTGGTCTGGTTCTATGTGCAGTTTTAAGTAGCCGATCATTCGGTCAAAGCTACCTACAGTTACGCGCTTGATAGCAAACCTACGTGGGGGCTGTATACCCACGGCTCTATAGAACGCAAAACTAGCGTTGTCCACATCCCAGTGCATAACCTGATATCTGAACCTACCGTTGCGCTCCCACCCGTTGATAGATAGTCCTACCCGTAGACCGCCTACAATCAGATCGGCATACTTATCTCGCAGCTTGCACATAGCCATGTACTTCTTCATCTTGGCACTGTGCCATAACGCTCTGTATCTATTGCGTACTTTCATCCTCACTCCCCTATCAGTAGTCTGACGTAGCGGTTTATCTCGGCTTGGTCAGTGGTTTCTAAGATGATCTCGGTCATGGGTGAATTGAAGCGATAGATAGCATAGCGATACTCGTCTTTCTTCTCGTCATGCCACCCTGCTACTGCATACCCTGCTTCTCTTAGGTTCGCAACAGTCTTGTTCACCACCACCCACTTACCATCGAACTCGATAGCCATTACAGCAAGTCCTCGTTTTTAGCCACCCAGTCGCTGAATGCTTTGCATGCGAACGCAACCTTCTGCTTTGTCTGTGACTTAGCGATGTTGATAGCGAACGCTGCTTGCCACTCTGGTTCGAACCGCTCAAGGTACTGCATGAAGGGAGTGATGGTGTCTTTCTCTACCTTACTGATAGCACCGAACACCACGATTGCAGATGCACCTGCAGACTTAGGCACAGGCGTATGTAGTGGGTCTTTGATTGTTGACTCCCACGTAGGAAGCTGGTCAGCAAAGTCAAGGTAGGCTTGGAAGTCACGCGCAGCTGGCTCACCGATTGCGCCTTTCAATGCAGACAGTACGCTGTCGTTGTCTAGCGTCTTGCGAACCTTGACGATGTGTGATGCACGTTCGAGTGAACGCGGGGATACGTAAGCCTGCATAGGCTTAGTGGGGTTGAAGATATAGGGATTCTCTTTCTGGCTTTCGTCTGTATAGCTTGCGAACAGCTGCGGGAATTGCTTACCGAACGCAAGTATCTCTGGTGCAATGTCGTTGTTCATAGCCCAGTCAGCCCATTCGTCGAACGATGGCTTCGATACCTGCACAGGAATTATGCGGTTTAGAGTGTGCGCTTTAAGTACGTCGCCCACGCCGTCTGTGGCTAGGTTGCCAGTCAGAAACACGATAGTCTCAGGATGCACAGGGATATCACCGAGGCGAGGATTGTGCGCCTCTAGCAACGGATGCAGCATGTTAATCACTGCAGGAAAGCCCTTACTGAACTCGTCGAGCATGACGATCATAGGCTTGTTGGTATGGAACCCGAACCTAGCGTTAGGATAGTAGCGGGTAGTCTTTGTCTCATGGTCGATGACAGGCATGGCGATGTCACCTAAGTCCATGTTGGGCACATCAATATAGGCAAGCCCGTGGTTCGGGAACCGCTCTTTCAGAGCGGACATAATTGAAGATTTGCCGATGCCCGGCTCACCACGCAACAAGTATCGGTTCATCGGGGTAGATGCAATCAGGTTAGCTGCTTGCTTCAGAGTTACGGTAGTGCCAAAGTTTATAGCTGCCATGTTAGCTCCTTCGTCGTTAGTAATAGTGAAGCCAAGGTGCGTCGGCTTCGTAGTTTATGCACCGCCATTCCGTGCTGCGCATTCCTTACCGGCTCGCAATGGTCAAGCACCGGCTCATCCTCGCTGTAGGTTTGCTTTCCACCTACGCTCACTGTCGCTAGTGTTTGTGGGCTACCTGCCACAACTCAGGGTTTTACCACGTTGATGCGTTGCTGCTTCTCATCCCACTCTATGCGCACGTTGCCTTTGGCTACGTCTAGGATGATTTCCCACGCCATGTTTATTGCTTTGCCTACCTGCGTGATTTTGTAAACCAGATACAAGTTCAGCCCCGCCATAGCTAGGGCACAAAGAGATACCAGTTCCATGTCGCTCATACCACCCCCATACTTAAAAGCACTGCCATTACACAAGCCAGCACTAGACATGCCAGCACCACCCACGTATCAGGCTCCATCCTCCACCTCCTCTCTTATATCCACCTTCATGATCTCGCGTATCTCGTGCGCACGTAAAACCTGATCCAGTCTTGCCCTTATCTCCCTTACTGGTACGTGCGATACACCAAAGAAGTGTGAGTGCAGCTGGTTATGTTTCGCTGCCTCTGCCTCCCACTGCGCTACTCGCGCATCCCTGATCTCACGCTTTCTCGCGTGACTCCCTGCTGGCGCCATGTGTCCTCCATTTCCAGTCGTCGTACCCATACGCTCGTCTAGCTAACTTAACTACACGATCAAATTCTTCCTCGCATGCATGCTTTAAGTTTATCCACCATCGTCGATCTTCGTCGTCATGCTGGTACGATGCCCCTAGCATGTAAGCATATATCTCCTTCCTACATAACTCCATTAGTCTTTCTCTATCTTCAGGCTCCATCTAATACCTCCCGTATTCTCTGCATCATCTCTGGTGTGCGTAGCTTCTCTAGTAACTCTTGCAGTTCTCTTTCCTCTTTCTCGCGCTTCGCCTTTATCTTGGTTCCGTACGGCTCACGCTTCGTCGGCGGTAGTAGTGTTCTTTTTTCCATAGAGTTCATTCGCCTCCTGTACTAATTGCATGTACTCTAATTTGTGCATGTCGTATAGCCGCTCCCATCTGTGGCGTTCCTCATCAGTCCATGCACCCTCTGCGCCTAGCGTGGCGGCTAGGTTCGACCTCTTAAATATCTCTCGTAACCACTCTCTATCTTCTTCACTCATCCTTCACCCCACTGAGTCTCGCAGCGAACCCATCGTAGAACGCACGCTGGTATATCTCCCAACATAGGATTGCCACGGCGGTCTGTTGCTCATCAGGCACTCGTCCGTCCATCTGGTTCATCCAGTGCGCACCATCACTCCAGTTCACATAGAACAGTCGTCTGCATTCTTTATCTAGTTCACTCGGTACTTGTGCCATGTTGTGATCTCCGCTCATATCTCCTCCCACTCCTCTACGTCGCCCACACCCTCGGCTTTGCTCAGGTCGAACTTCTCCTGCATTAGCAGCAGTGCATCTTCCTCGTTGTCTGCTTCGACCTCGACCTCTTGGTAGTACCTAAACACCACTGTGCCTCTGTATCTAGTCATGTCGTCCTCTTTGGGTTTAGTTGTTTAAGAATCTCGCGGTCAGTGACTACCATGTAAGCCACCTTGTTCATGTTCACCACGCAATGCTTCACTTGCCTTGCTACCTTGTCCCCGCACTGTGGGCAGGTGATCGGCTCTTTGTCGTTTATGCAACGCTGCGCCCTTGCCGGTGCTACCTGCTCCACGTAGCACTGTGTGCATAGGTATCTAGTGTCCTCATCCATGTTCACCTCTCAATAGCTTGTACTTAAGTTCAATGTGGTTGCGCACCTCTGCTTCTGTGTACTCGTCTGGGTCTAGGAACTCCTCGTTGCCGGTGTCATGCCACAGGATTACCCACTGCGCATCAAAATCACTAGGTTCGGCAAAATCCCCATCAACATTAACAGCTTGATAAGACGCAACGTCCTCACCATTTTCGTTCAAGTCCCACCACCCCACGTTGTCTTTAATCCACTCCATCACTGCACCTGTCTGGGTTCTGCCATGATCTGCCAGTAGTCAAAGTTCTCTAGGTATGCAGCGCGTTGACGCTCAAGCCACTCGTTCTCTAGCATCTCTAACAATGCCTCGTCTGCTTCGGATAGTGCGTCGTCGAACGCAGCCTGTTGTAATTCCATTAACCCTTTCTTTACCTGTCCCATGTTTATCCCCTTTGTTAGAAAACCCAGATGATGAGTGCGAATCCTACGATTGCACCGATGAATGCACCGACTATTGCGGCGACGATTGCTTCCATCTCATGATCTTGCATTGTGACCTCCTGAGTGTAAGGAAAATACCCCTGTTTGTAAGGAAAAAAGGGCTGAATCTAACGGAACTCTTACAAAAGAAAAGCGCACCTGAGAATCTTACAATGTAGCAATGGTGCGGTGTTTGAGATGTTCTTATATTATATTATTATTATTATGTAAGAATGTAAGAGGATTTTAAAAACAGAGCGACACCCCGCTGCCTATTTTTTAGGCAGGTGCTGTAAGACCTCTCCGACGAGAATTTTCGGAATCGTTCAATTTTTCGTCTTACAATCTTACAATGCTGTAAGTCTTTGATTTTAAAGGGAAAATAGTGTAAGATTTCATCTGAGCAAGTCTTACAGTCTTACAATGCTTGCCTTTTAAAACCAAAGCGGATATGCTGCTGATACAGCAGCATACCCAAGCCCGCCCCACTTACTCCGCTTTTGCTGGTACGAGTGCGCGCAGTGGCTCCAGTAACTCCATATGCGCGATAGTGACCGACTCTTGCTGCGCGAATTTTTCGCACTGTTTGACTAGTGCTTCAATCTTAACGGCAAGGTCATACATTGAGACTGGGTTCGGTGCTTTGATAGCTTCGTACCACGGAAGTTCTGCTAATGATACGAACAATTCCATAGGGTCTGTTTCTACATCGTCGCGCTTACGATAGATAAAGTTCTTGACAGTCTTATCGTACTCAAGCTTGCCGAACTTTTCCAAATAAGCAACGAAGCTATTAAGGCGCAAGCCTTTATTAGCTGATAGAGTTTCATAGATACCCTGAGCTACTGTGACATCACCATGCACGTTAGCGTAGCCGATAGCTGAGACTGCGAGTTTCTGAATATCACGGTTTAGTGATTTGCCGCGACCCGATACCGATTTTGCGAGTTCGATAACTTGATCTTTGGTAAGCAGATTTGCTGACATGATAACCCCCTTCATTGTTTAATTGACAATAGCATAGGAACTGAGCGAACTCTGACCTATGCCATTGTCCGGCGCGCTGGCATATGACACACCGAAAACAATGTTTAGCCTTGCATTTTTACTAACGCGGTTCTAAACCGCTAATTAGTAGCACGATACAGAACGAACAACACATTAGCGAAAAGATAATGCGCGCCCTGTATGCACTATGCTAGGGTTTGCCTGACCGAGCGATTCTTAATTGTCGCCTGATTCCAGTCAGCATGTATCCTCAGTCACTACGCACGAACCCCTACCTGCAAGCCCTTGCACGTTTCACTGAGGTTTGCATAACCCCATCACCCTAGTTTTCCCCCATTACAGAGGCGGTGACCTGAGCGCGGCATTTCGGTGCGCGCCCTATCCCTACACACCGATATGCACTAGGCTCGGTGTCGCCCTACGATTCCATTATGCCCGTATTGCACCGCAACATCGTTGTGGATACGTTAGCAATAATAAGCGCAGGCTCTGCGAGGCAAAGGCGTAACGTCAAAAGCGAAAGTCAAAAGCGCACAGCTTGGATCACCACGACGGCTGGTGGCATAACGAAAAAATTCGTCGGAGCACCACATACCCCCCACCCCCCAGATATGCAGAGTAGGAGTCCCAACAAACACATACACACTAATTTGCACAACCAATACCACCCCCCATAACAATTCTTACACTACATATCAAAATCACAATATTCAGAACACCCCCCAATAGGAGTCCCAACCTCCTCTGCAAAACGGGGTATATTTATATTTCCAGCGGCGGTGTGGTGGGTACACGCAGACCGACAAGGCTAGGTTGCTCGGTTCGAATCCGAGACGCTGGACTCCTTTACAAAACGGCACCCCAGTGTTATAACCGCGCCCATGGTTAACATCGAACCTACAGCGGGGCCTGCTGTGCCTTACAACACGGACCCCGAGGAAGCCAAAACCTTCCACGACACACTAGCTGTGGCGGCAAACACTGCTGACCTATTAAAAGAGCTAGGTGCTCCGATGGAGACAGAAAAGGACGACATAGACAAAGTCGTCAACCTCCTTAAAGCCAGCGAACGACATAAAGCCCCAGTAGCTTTGCGAGACTCCGGTACCGCCAGCGCCGCCGCTTTGTTCCTAAAGTCATATGCCAATAAAGTAGCTGCCGATGCAGCTGAGATACGCAGTGCTATCACGGCAAAACTGATGGAGATTGCGAACTGTGGCGACCCACGGTATGAACTCAAAGCTCTGGAACTGCTAGGCAAACATAGTGACATCGGCCTCTTTACTGAGCGCAGCGAGATAACGATCAACCACAAGACATCCGACGACCTAGAAGCAGCTATTAAAGAACGAGTAAAGCGGCTGCTCAATGCGACCACCGTGGATGTGACCCCCGTAATAGATAATCTTGATGAAGAACTCGGCGTGATAGACGACGAGCCGCGTGCGTTGCTAGACGAGATAGGCGGAAAAGCCGACGAGGGGGACGATGACGACACCCACCCTCAATAATCTAAGCCTGAAAGACATACCTAGCATCCTCCCGCTGCTTAGTCAGTCGGAGCAAAGGCAGCTGCTGCTTGAGCTAGAGACGCTAGCAGAGCTAAAGAGAAAGGAAGGCGCGCAGAAATACTTCATGAACTTCGTTCAGGAGGTGTGGCCGACGTTCATTGTGGGGCGGCATCACCGCAGGATGGCGGAAGCGTTTGAAAGGGTGGCAAATGGGACTTGTAAACGTCTTATTATTAATATGCCTCCTCGCCATACTAAGTCCGAATTTGCTTCTTATCTTCTCCCTGCTTGGTTTTTAGGGAAATTTCCGCATAAAAAGGTCATTCAGACGTCCCATACTGCTGAACTAGCGGTAGGTTTTGGTCGAAAAGTGCGAAATTTGGTGGATTCCGAGGTCTATCAGCGCATTTTTCCGGGTGTAGGACTGCAAACTGACAGTAAAGCAGCCGGTCGATGGAACACAAACAAGGCTGGTGACTACTTCGCTATCGGTGTGGGGGGTGCCGTGACCGGTAAAGGTGCGGATATCCTGATAATTGACGACCCGCACAGCGAACAAGAGGCTGCACTGGCTCAAGTGAACCCCGAAATCTACGACAAAGTGTACGAGTGGTACACATCTGGCCCACGTCAGCGTCTACAACCGGGTGGAAGCATAGTTATAGTGATGACTCGGTGGTCTTTGCGTGATCTGACCGGGCAAGTTATCAAATCTTCAGCCGCACGCGGCGGAGATGAGTGGGAAGTCATCGAGTTTCCTGCATTATTGCCATCTGGTAACCCACTTTGGCCTGAGTTCTGGTCTCTTACGGAGCTGGAAGCACTAAAGACGGAACTGCCGAACGCAAAGTGGATGGCTCAGTACCAGCAACAGCCCACATCCGACAGTGCGGCTATTGTTAAGCGTGAGTGGTGGAGGGTCTGGGAGGGTGAGGACCCGCCTGCATGTGACTTTATCCTGCAAACATGGGATACGGCGCACGAGAAGAACACCCGGGCGGACTTTAGTGCCTGCACCACGTGGGGGGTGTGGTACAACCCCGAGGACAACGACCAGCCTAACTTGATACTGCTAAATAGCTTCAAAGAGCGGCTGGAGTGGGTGGAGCTCAAGAAGCGCGCCTTTGAGCACTACAAGGAGTGGGAGCCCGACAACATCCTGATAGAGAAAAAAGCCACGGGTGGGCCGCTGATATATGAGTTCAGGGCCATGGGCATACCTGCCATGGAGTTTACGCCGGGCAAGGGCAACGACAAGATAAGTAGGCTAAATGCCGTCTCAGACATCATAGCTTCAGGTAAGGTGTGGGTACCTGAGACACGGTGGGCCGAGGAGCTGGTGGACGAGATAGCGTCATTCCCCAGTGGAGAGCATGACGACTTAGTTGACGCGACCACACTGGCGCTGATGAGGTTTAGACAAGGTGGGTTCATACGCCTGCCTAGCGACGAGCCGGACGAGATCAAGTGGTTCAAGTCGCACAGACGCGAAGCATATTATTAAGGATAGATCATGGCAATCGACAAAGCACTATATGCAGCACCTCAAGGACTGGGCGTGGAGGAGATGGAGCCTGACCTTGAAATTGAGATCGAAGACCCGGAGTCAGTGACTATCGGCATGGATGGTCTGGAGGTTGAGATCACACCTGACGACGAGGAGGATGACTTTGATGCCAACCTCGCTGAAGAGATGGATGAGCAGGAGCTGGCGATACTAGCTGGTGAGTTAATAAGTGACATCGAGGATGACCTGTCGTCCCGCAAGGACTGGGTGCAGACTTATGTTGATGGCCTTGACCTACTGGGGATGAAACTTGAAGAGAGAACGGAGCCGTGGGCGGGAGCTTGTGGAGTCGTACATCCGCTTATGTCGGAAGCTTTGGTTAAGTTCCAGTCCGAGACCATCATGGAAACTTTTCCGGCGGCTGGTCCTGTCAAAACTAAGATCATCGGAAAAGAGACTCCGGAGAAAAAAGACGCTTCAGAGCGTGTACAGGCAGATATGAATTACCGCCTGACGGAGCAGATGCCTGAGTTCCGTCCAGAGCATGAGCGCATGTTGTGGGGCTTGGGTCTGTCAGGCAACGCATTTAAGAAGGTCTACTATGATCCGGCACTGGGTCGTCAGGTGTCTATATTTGTCCCGGCTGAAGACTTGATCGTGCCGTACGGCGCGAGTTCTCTGCGCACAGCGGAGCGTGTCACACATGTGATGAGGAAGACCGAGAACGAGATGAGGAAGCTGCAGGTCGATGGCTTCTATAGAGACATTGATCTGGGCGAGCCACAGAATATTCTTGATGATATCGAGAAGAAGATCGCTGAGAAGCTGGGCTTTAGAGCAACAATAGATAGTCGCTACAGACTGTATGAAGTGCAGGTTGAGTTAGACCTGCCGGGGTATGAGGACAAGGATGAGGACGGAGAACCAACGGGGATCGCACTCCCATACATCGTCACAGTCGAAAAAACCAGCCAAAAAATCCTTGCCGTCCGCCGCAACTGGCGGCCAGAAGACAAGCTCAAGAACAAGCGCAACCACTTCGTCCACTACGGCTACGTCCCGGGGTTCGGCTTCTACTGCTTCGGACTCATTCATCTTATCGGAGCTTTTGCAAAGTCGGGCACATCCATTCTGCGTCAACTGGTTGATGCAGGCACCCTCTCCAACCTTCCGGGTGGGCTTAAATCTAGAGGACTGCGCATCAAAGGAGACGACACCCCCATCACTCCCGGCGAATTTAGAGATGTCGATGTCCCGAGTGGAAGCATTAGGGACAACATTCTCCCTCTCCCCTACAAAGAACCCAGTCAAGTCCTAGCAGGCTTGATGAACCAGATCATCGAGGAAGGCCGTCGGTTCGCCTCTGCTGCAGATATGAAGGTCTCCGACATGTCGGCGCAGGCGCCTGTGGGCACCACGCTGGCAATTCTGGAGCGCACACTTAAAGTGATGTCGGCAGTTCAGGCCCGCATCCACTACTCGATGCAAGAGGAGTTTAGGCTTCTCAAAGACATCATCCGTGACTACACCTCACCTGACTATGACTACGAGCCCTTCGAAGGCCGTCCGTCAGTAAAGCAGGAAGACTATGACCAAGTAGACGTCATCCCGGTCAGTGATCCTAACGCTGCAACCATGAGTCAGAAAGTGGTGCAGTATCAAGCTGCACTGCAGCTGGCACAAACGGCTCCGCAACTGTATGACCTGCCATACCTGCACCGTCAGATGTTGGACGTGCTGGGCATTAAGAATGCATCAAAAATGGTGCCGCTGCCAGATGACCAGAAGCCACGTGACCCCATCACGGAGAACATGGACCTGCTAAAAGGCAAGCCGCTAAAAGCATTCATGTTCCAAGATCATCAGGCGCATATCATGGTCCACCAAGCTGCAGTGCAAGACCCCAAGGTGCAGATGCTACTTGCACAGAATCCGAACGCACAAGCAATGATGGCGGCTATGCAGGCGCATATCGCAGAACACCTAGGCTTTGAGTACAAGCGTCAGATGCAAGAGATGATGGGTATCGAGCTGCCGGACTACGACGAGGATGAGGACACCGTCATTCCGCACGAAATGGAGAACCGCATCGCTCAGGCTGCAGCTCAAGCGTCGCAGGTTCTGCTACAGCAACATCAGCAGGAGGCGCAAGCGCAACAGGCGCAGCAACAGCTGCAAGACCCTGTGGTCCAGATGCAGATGCAAGAGCTGGCCATCAAGCAAGCAGAACAGCAACGCAAGGCACAGAAGGACGCCATCGACGCACAGCTCAAGCAAGAGCAGCTGGAGATCGAGCGTCAACGCATCGAGTCGCAAGAGCAGATCGCTGGTGCAAACCTTGCTATGAAGCATCTAAACGACAAAGAACGACTGGACGCAGAGCAGGAGCGTGAGGGCTTTAGAGCTGGCATGCAGATGATGCAGAAGCGCCATGAGGTCGCTAATAAACCACAACCCAAGCCGCCTACCAAGAAAGGTGAATAATGGACAAAGTCATCGAAGTTGTACTGATAGAGCTGCGCTCCAGACGACAGCAGCTCTCAGAGGCTGTGTCACAAAACAACGCCAAGACTATCGAGGACTATAGATATATGTGTGGTGAAATCCGAGGTCTCACCACCGTAGAGATGTACCTTTTAGACCTCGCTAAAAATATGGAGTCATTTGATGAGTGAAATCCTAATCGGCTCAAACCCCGATTCGCTGGATGCAACAACCTTACCCGCCACAGCTGAAGAGAAAGGTAAACAGCTGCCAGAGCCTACGGGGTACCACATCCTTGTGGCGTTGCCTGAAGTTGAAGGTACCTACGACAGCGGCCTAGTAAAAGCCGATCAGACCATGCACTACGAGCAGGTGCTAGCTACTGTGTTTTTTGTAGTGAAGCTCGGTCCAGATGCATACACGGACAAAGCTAGGTTCCCTAACGGACCATGGTGCAAGCAGGGTGACTTTATTCTTGCCCGCCCTAACAGTGGCACCCGCCTAAAAATTCATGGTCGGGAGTTCCGTCTGATTAATGACGATTCTGTCGAAGCGGTCGTAGACGATCCGCGTGGCATTTCGCGTGCGTAAGGAGTATCAACATGGCTAAAGCTGGAATGGATGACTACAAGTTCCCCGATGAGATCGAGGACAAAGAGCCGGAGCTGAAGGTTGAGCTGCCGGAGGATGATTTTAAAATTGAAATTGAGGACGACACCCCACCCGAGGACAGAGGCAAAACGCCTATGCCGGAGGCTATTGTTAACGAAGTGGAACAAGACGAGCTTGAGGAATATTCTGACAAAGCCAAGGAACGGCTAAAGCAGCTCAAGAAAGTCTGGCACGACGAGCGCCGTGAGAAAGAGCGGGCTCTGCGGGAGCAGCAGGAAGCCCTACGTGTAGCCCAGCAGATGTTAGCAGAAAATAAACGCCTTAAGGAAACTCTTACAAAAGGTGAGCAAGAGTACATCTCTACGATGCAGTATGCGGCTGACCGCGACCTAGAGATGGCAAAAGAGAAACTAAAGAAGGCTCAGGAGACCTACGACCAAGATCAGGTTATAGAAGCTCAGCAGGAGTTGTTTGAGGCCACAATTCGCAAGGACAAGGCTAAAAACTTTAGACCTACTTTACAAACTACAGAAACTGAGGTACAACTGCCGCAAAATCAGGGCCAGTCTCAAGCGGCAGCCCCTGACCCCAGATATGCAGCATGGGTTTCACGCAACGAGTCATGGTTTCAAAAAGACCCTGAAATGACTAACGCGGCGTACGGACTCCATGAAAAGTTAGCTCAACAGTACGGCCAACAATATATTGGTACTGATGAGTACTACCAGCGGATAGATAACACTATTCGCAAACGTTTTCCTGAGGCGTTTACAAACAACGCCGCAGCAGATGAAGAACCTGCTGACTCCAAACCTCAGCGCCGGGCGAGCACCGTTGTAGCTTCTGCCAAGCGAAGCACTGCTCCGAAGAGTATTAAGCTGACAGCGACCCAAGTAGCGCTGGCGAAGAGGCTCAAACTAACACCGGAACAGTACGCTAAAGAACTTCTTAAACTGGAGAATCGCAATGGCTGAAAAAGACAACCGCCTCACCCGTGAGCTTGAATCCCGTGCAGCTGTAGAACGCCCTAAGCAGTGGGCACCCGCAGAACTCCTGCCGGAACCGGACAAACAACCCGGTTTTAACTATAGGTGGATTCGCGTAGCGACGCTGAACCAAAACGACCCCCGCAATATTTCCGCAAAACTGCGTGAAGGCTGGGAGCCGGTAAAGCTGTCGGAGCAACCACAATTTCAACTGCTAGTCGATCCGAATAGTCGCTTTAAGGACAACATCGAGATCGGCGGGTTGTTGCTGTGCAAGACGCCATCTGAGTTTGTTGAGCAGCGGACTGAACACTACCGCAAGCAAACTGAAGCTCAGACGTTAGCAGTGGACAACAGCTTAATGCGTGAGAATGACCCTCGCATGCCTTTGTTTAACGAGCGGAAGTCTTCCACATCGTTCGGCAAGGGTAGGTAAATTTTTAACTTTGGAGCTTAACTATGGCATATCCTACCGTTGACAAGCCTTACGGCTTGAAGCCGATCAATCTGATCGGTGGTCAGCCTTATGCCGGTTCCACTCGCCTCATGAAGATTGCTTCTGGCTATGCCACCAGCATCTACTACGGCGACGTGGTAAAGCGTGTTTCGAACGGTACCATTGAGAAAGACACTGGCACCTCGACCGCTACACCGGTTGGCATTTTCCTAGGCTGCACTTACACCAGCGCCGTTACTGGCCAGAAGCTGTTTGCTCAGTACTTCCCCGCTGGCACTGTAGCTTCGGACATTCAGGCATACGTGGTCGATGACCCTGATGTTCTGTTCAAAGTAGCTACCGTTTCGTCTGGCACCACTGTGGCTTTCTATGGCCCAGAGCTGGTCGGTGAGAACGCTGTTCTGGTTCAGAATGCTGGTTCGAACACCACTGGTGACTCGGCTGTTGGTATCTTCGGTGGCAACACTGCAACTACCGCGTCGTTCCCGGTTCGTATCGTTGACTTGATTCCTGACACCTCCAATAGCGCTAATGGCTACTGCGAGTACGTCTGTAAGTTCAACGCACCGTATATGGTGTCTACCTTCACTAGCCCGGGTAATACCGTGGCAACTGTAGTGACTGGCGGCCATCAGTATCTCAACCCGACAGGCGTATAAGGAGTCTGACAAATGGCTATTTCACGTGCACAACTACTGAAAGAGCTGCTGCCCGGCCTGAACGCCCTGTTTGGTCTGGAGTACGCACGCTACGGCGAAGAACACAAGGAAATCTACGAGACCGAGACTTCCGAGCGTTCGTTCGAAGAAGAGACCAAGCTGTCTGGCTTCAGCGCAGCTCCGGTCAAAAACGAAGGTTCTGCAATTGCGTACGACAATGCGCAGGAAGCATGGACCGCTCGCTACAACCACGAAACCATCGCTCTGGGTTTCTCGCTGACCGAAGAGGCCATCGAGGACAACCTGTATGACAGCCTCTCGGCTCGTTATACCAAAGCGCTGGCTCGTGCTATGGCCTACACCAAGCAGGTTAAGGCTGCCAACGTCCTGAACAACGGCTTCTCGTCTACTTACCCCGGTGGTGACGGTGTTGCTCTGTTCTCGTCGGCGCACCCGCTGGTGTCTGGTGGCACTAACAGCAACATCCCCTCCACCCCTGCTGACCTGAACGAGACTTCTCTGGAAGCCGCCGTTATCCAGATCGCAGCATGGACGGATGAACGTGGCCTGCTGATCGCAGCTAAGCCTCGCAAGCTGGTTGTCCCGCCTGCCCTTCAGTTCGTTGCGACTCGTCTGCTGGAAACCGAACTGCGCGTCGGTACCAACGACAACGACATCAACGCCCTGAAGAACAATGGCTCGATCCCTGAGGGCTACACGATCAACCACTTCCTGACCGACACGAACGCATGGTTCCTGACCACTGATGTTCCTAACGGTATGAAGCACTTTGTTCGTACCCCGCTGGCTCAGTCAATGGATGGTGACTTTGACACCGGCAACGTGCGTTATAAGTCCCGTGAGCGTTACTCGTTCGGCTGGTCTGACCCGCTGGGCATGTATGGCTCGCAAGGTGCCTAAATGAAACGAGGGGGTTTCGGCCCCCTCTTTCATGTGCTATAAAAGCAGTATTCCGGGGCTCCCCGGTGAGGCAAACGGTTCCCGGACCGACTTCATGCAGATTGCCCCACCGAACTCGCATGAGAGGACAATTTAAATGCCTGTATCTACTACCCAAAGTATTTGGCGCTCGGGCGGCGGCGACACGACCCGTCAAGCTTATTGCGGCTCCGGTGTCATGGCTGCTGGTTTCTATGTTGCTAATGCAGCTGTTTCCGGTAACGTCGTTGTTGCTTCTGGCCAAACTGCACCTGTCATTCTGCCTGCTAACGCGGTAGTAACGTCGGTTGTCATTACAACTCCGCTGGACTCTGGTTCGATCAATGTCGGCTACCAGACCGTGACTGGCGGCGCTTCTAGCGCAAACTTCTACGTTTCGGCGCTGGCTGCTACCTCGGCTAAGACCATCACTCCCGGCGCAACCGGTGCAGGTTCGGGTGTTGGCACAACGGCAAACGCTTCGGTGAACTTCACCATCACTACTGAGAGTGCAAGCTCGGCTGTGGGCGACGTCGGCGGCTACATCACTTACTACGTCACTGATTACCTGTTCGGCCAGCAGAACGTCTAATAGGAGGTCGTCATGACCATGCAAACAGACGTTAAGGCTAAAAGCCTTGGATCGACAGGTTTAGTGTATGAAGGCCGCACTCGGGTCAAAGGCTTAATTATTGGCGCGAGTGCTAGTGCGGGAAACGTGACGTTGGCTGATGGTGGCGTAAACGTATTTGCCATTCAGACGGTTGCAAACGGAGAAACTTTCAACGCGCTTATTCCGGGCGAGGGAGTTCTTTTTTCAACTAACGTATCCGCGACGTTGCTTAACACAACTGTTACGGTGTTCTATGGCTAAGAGTCCAGCATGGCAGCGCAAGGAAGGCAAGAACCCCAAGGGTGGACTCAACGCCAAAGGGCGAGCCTCCTACAACGCGGCGAACCCCGGCAAACCGGGCCTGAAAGCACCTCAACCCGAGGGCGGCCCTCGCCGGGATTCCTTCTGCGCCCGCATGAAGGGTATGAAGAAAAAGCTGACCTCAGCCAAAACTGCCAACGACCCGAACAGCCGTATTAATAAGTCTTTGAGGGCATGGAAATGCTGAAGTACGAGAACATGGACGATACGACAAAACACATACTGGATGCTATGTCCGTCGTCACAGTCGTGGGGACGATAGTTCAAATGCTGCCATCTATAGCCGCACTGTTCACTATTGTGTGGACAGGAATTCGTATATACGAGACAGACACAGTCCAGAAACTTCTGGGTAAGGGGAACAAAGATGGCGAGTAAAGAGAACGTCAAACCCCCAAAAATGGAAACTGTTGGTGAGGAGTCTATCGCAGACAAGATCAAGTCCGTTAAACAGGAAGAGCAACAGCGGAAGATGGAGAAAGAAGTCTACCCGCCTAAAACTCCTGAGCCAGTAAAAAAGGCTAAGGGCGGCACCGCTTCGTCTCGTGCTGACGGCTGTGCAATGCGCGGCAAAACCCGTGGAAAGATGTACTGATGCCTAGCGTATCTGACCTTAGAGAACAGCTGAAAAACCAGCTGGCTGATTTTGACAATAGGGTCAAAGAGCTAAACGCGTCTAAACCAAACAAAGCAAAAGAACGCGAAGCATGGTTAAAAGACCGTCAGAAAGAAAAAAACGAGATAAACGCCAACTTTGCAAACCGCCTTAGAGACCTTAATAACGAGTACTCCCAGCGAATCAGAGATTTTGACAAAGACACCAATAACGAGCAAAGTTCTCGTCAACGGGATATAAACAATGAGCGCGATGCTGCGTCTAAGCGACGCATGCAAACTGAGCTAACAGAGTGGCAAAGAAACCGCGCTGCTGAGCGTACTCGTCTTTTAGCAGACCAACAAAGCGCGATCAATGAAACAAATAAAAACAAAGCTAACGAAATAGCAAACAAAGACAACGAAATTAAACAGTACAACACGGACTATACAAACTGGGTTGCGGATACTGACAAGCAAATAGCGCAGCTAGGTAAAGATAAAGGCGCTTTTAACACCACCCAGAACCAAGCTATACAGCAGCGTGGTGTGGTAGAAACGCAAGCTAAAAAATTGGGCATTGAGCCAGATGAGTATGAACAGTTTTTAAGTAAAAAGGCAGATTATCAGCAGTTAAAGCAAGAGTACAAACCGTATCTAGGTCAGCTGACTGAGAACGCTACTCGTGACGCGGCTATTGCTGAAATTGCTAGAGCGCAAAAGATAGACCCCTCGGTGTTGAAAAACTACTTTGCGTCACGGGAAATTACGCCGTTGTACGAGCAAGCCGAACGAGCTAAAGCTGAAGCTACCGCTAAAGCTGAAGCCGATGCTAAAGCGTATCAACAGTCGCAAGCGGCTAGAGCGGCGCAGATGCAAGAGTATGCAAACCAGATGGCAGCAAAGATGCAGGCGCGCAAAGCTCAAAATTACGCGCAGATGTACAACGTGCTATCTCAGAACATGCCTACTCCTGTAGGGTATGCTCAGCCAGCTACAAGCCGTCAAGCCCAGACTACTATGTTAGACGCTGGCAGTGGTGGGTATGGGATTATGCCGCCACAACAGATGTCACCCGCACAGATTGCTCAGATGTCGGGGATTATGCCTCAGGGTACACCACTACCCCCTGAACTGATGCAACAGCTCGCACAGCAACAGGCGTCACGGCAGGCGGCCCAGCAGCAGGTAGCGCAGGAAAGCCCACAAGGTGTACAACCCGCTAAGCGCGGCGGCATCATGAGAGGGATGTGATGCCAGCAGTGTCGAAGAAACAGGAACGGTTCATGCAGGCGGTTGCCCACAACCCTGCGTTTGCCAAGAAAGTTGGAGTGTCGCAGAAGGTAGGTAAAGAATTTACTAAATCTGGAGGTGGTATGGCTGAGTCGAAGAAGATGGTTGGTAAGGAGGTAGCGTTCATGAAGAAAAAAGGCGCTCCAAAGTCCATGATTAAACATGAGGAAGCTGAGATGAAAGGTATGAAAAAAGGCGGTATGGCTAAGTATGCCAAGGGCGGCATGGTCGGTGCTTCGAAGATGGGCGCGGTTAAGACTGCAGCTCCTAGCCGTGACGGTGTTGCTACTAAGGGTAAGACCAAAGGCACCATGATTAAGATGGCCGGTGCTAAAGGTATGAAGTACGGCGGCAAGTGCTGACATGATGCCCTCACGTGGCATGGGCGCCATAAACCCTTCTAAGATGCCCGGCGGGAAGAAGAAAGCCCGTCGGGATGACACTGACTTTACTCAGTATAAAGAGGGCGGTAAGGTATCCAAAGTCAACGAGGCTGGCAACTATACCAAGCCCGGCATGAGGAAAGCTCTGTTTAATCAGATCAAAAACTCAGCTACGCAAGGTACAGCTGCCGGACAGTGGAGTGCTAGGAAAGCACAGCTGCTAGCAAAGAAGTACAAAGAAAAAGGCGGGGGGTATAAAGGATGAAAGCCCCTCAGCAAAGCTTGAAGGCGTGGACTGACCAGAAATGGCGGACTAAGTCTGGCAAGCCATCGTCAAAGACCGGTGAGCGGTATCTGCCGGAGAGGGCGATTAAAGCGTTGAGCCCAGCTGAGTATGCAGCTACGACAAGGGCAAAGCGCGCTGGCAAAGCTGCCGGGAAGCAGTTTGTGAAGCAACCCAAGGGCGTAGCCCAGAAGACCGCGAGGTTTAGATAATGGCTGAGAAGTGGATACAGAAAGCGATCAAGAAGCCCGGTGCTTTGCGTGCGCAGCTTGGCGCAAAGGAAGGCAAACCTATCCCAGCTAAGAAGCTAGCTGCAGCAGCCAAGAAACCCGGCAAGCTAGGACAACGTGCTCGTCTGGCTCAGACTCTGGGTAAGATGAAGAAGAAATAAATGGCATACACATCCGACACGTACAACTTTAACCCTGACCTCAACGAACTGTTCGAAGAGGCGTTTGAGCGTTGCGGCTTAGAGCTACGCTCGGGTTATGACTTCCGTACGGCGCGGCGTAGCCTAAACTTCTTGCTGGCCGAGTGGGGTAACCGGGGTATCAACCTGTGGACTATTGAGCAGGGCGAGATACCCCTCATTCAAGGGCAAGTGACTTATGATCTTCCTGCCAATACAGTTGATCTTGTTGAGCATGTTATTCGTACTAATGCTGGACAGGGCCCTAATCAGACCGATCTGAATATCACGCGGATCAGCGTATCAACTTACTCTACTATCCCTAACAAGCTTACACAGGGTCGTCCTATTCAAGTATGGGTAAACCGTCAGTCAGGACAAAAGGTAGGGTCGAACACTGCTACGCCGAGCTATCCGCAGATTAATGTCTGGCCTGCGCCCGATCAGGGCTCAGCTGAAGTGCCTTACTATTACTTTAAGTACTGGCGCATGCGCCGTATTTTTGACGCTGGTAGTGGTACAAACGTGGTGGATATTCCGTTTCGTTTCTACAACGCTATGGTGGCTGGACTGTCGTTCATGCTGGCGGTTAAACGCCCTGAGGTAGACCCGATGCGCGTGCAGGCACTGAAGATGATGTATGACGAAGCGTGGGACTTGGCGTCTGGTGAGGATAGGGAAAAGGCGGCAGATCGGTTTGTTCCTCGTGAGTCGTTTATTTAACCATGAGTAACAGGTTTGCTAGTGGTAAGAATGCGATCTCGGAGTGTGATCGTTGCGGGTTTAGATATAAGCTAAAGGAACTACGGAAGCTTACGATCAAGACCAAGCAGGTCAACATCAAGGTCTGCAAGACATGCTGGGAACCAGACCAGCCGCAGTTGCAGTTAGGTATGTATCCCGTGGACGATCCTCAAGCGTTGCGCGATCCACGGCCAGATAAAAGCTATACGCAGTCCGGCTACACTGGCCTGCAGCTGACGTTAGATACAGACTTTGGTGACCCGGGCGAGGGCAGTAGGATTATTCAGTGGGGGTGGAACCCGGTAGGTGGGGCGCAAGCGTACGACAACCCGCTGACCCCCAACAACTTGGTGTCAGTGCCGGTGGTAGCAAACGTGACTATTACGATCACTTAGGAGTAAATATGGACAAGATGAAACAGGTAGCCAAAGCAGAAGTTAAGGCTCATGAGAAGCGCATGCACCATGGCAAAGGCATGAAAAAAGGAGGCGTCACTAGCATGGACATGAAGAAGATGGGCCGTAACCTTGCTCGTGCCGCAAACCAGAGAGGTCGATAATGGCTAAGTTTTCACAGAAAGTGAAAGGCAAGGAAGTCGGTCAGGCTTCCGTGTACGCCGCCCCCCATGACATGAAGGGTAAGTCTTCTAGCATCGACGCCGATTCCCGCTATACCCCCGGCGCTAATGTCATGAACGAGATGAACCCATCTGTTGCTGGACTCAGCAAAGGCAACTATAAGGGCACCAAGACTGACGGTATCGTCACTCGGGGTAACGGCGCAGCAACTAAAGGTACTAAAGCACGCGGTCCGATGGCATGACTTATACAGAGCTTGTAGCCGCTATAACGGCGTACACCGAGAACTACGAACAATTGTTCGTAGACAATATTCCTGTGTTTGTTACACAGGCGGAACAGCGCATCTATAACTCTGTGCTTATCCCGCCCCTACGCAAGAACGTGACCGGTGCGACTAAAGCGAACAACAAGTATCTGCCATGCCCCGTAGATTATCTGTCCTCATATTCCATGGCGGTTATAGATGCTGACGGCAATTACGAGTATCTGCTTAACAAAGACGTTAACTTTATTCGTGCGGCATACCCTAGCCCAGCTGATACTGGCATACCTAGGTATTACTCTATTTTTGGCCCTGCGGTAGCCAGCGAGATCATTTCTGATGAGCTAACGTTTATTCTGGGTCCGACCCCTGACGCCGCGTATTCAGTGGAGCTGCACTATTACTATTACCCTGAGTCAATCACAATAGCCGCCGATGGGCGCACGTGGCTGGGCGATAACTACGACCCTATTTTGCTCTACGGTTCTTTGCTAGAGGCTTACACTTTTATGAAGGGTGAGCAAGACGTTATGGCGTTCTATGGGCAAAAGTATGCTGAGGCGTTGCAACAGCTTACTCGTCTGGGCGATGGTCTGGAGCGTGGCGATGCATACCGTGAAGGTCAGCCAAGGATTAAGGTGACCACGTGACCATACAACAGGGCATAACTAATAGCTTCAAGGAGCAGATGTTGCAGGGGCAGCAGAACCTGACTTCAGATACCTTGAAGATGGCCTTGTATACGGCGTTTGCTACGTTAGGTCCTACTACCACTGTGTATAGCTCAGAAGGTGAAACGTCGGGTACAGGTTACACGGCGGGGGGTGAAACGCTAGTAAACGTTAATATTTCGTCATCATCTAACGGCATTGTCTACGTAAGCTTTAACAACCCTGTCTGGGCAAATGCTACGTTTACTACACGCGGTGCCCTTATTTATAATGCTACACAGAGCAACAGCTCTGTGGCTGTTTTGGACTTCGGGGCAGATAAAACCCCGGCTGGACAAACCTTTACCGTCACATTGCCTGCCAATACAGCAACGACGGCTTTAATTCGTTTTCCTTGAGGAGTCATCATGACTATTGAATCTTCTAAATCCAGCGAGACCGTCAGCGGTGCTGTTGCGCGTAAGACCGGTTTTGTTGAGAACATGTCGGCAGGCGGTGTGTTTACCGTTACTTGCCATGACAAAGACGGCAACCTGAAGTGGGCTGACCTTGCTCCAAACCTTGTGGTCAACACAGGTCTGCAGGACATGAACACCAAATTCTTCACTGGCTCATCCTATACAGCTACGTGGTACATCGGTCTGGTGGGTAACACTGCTTCGAACACTACTTTTTCTGGTGGCGACACTCTGGCCTCGCACGCTGGCTGGGAAGAGAACAGCAGCTACACTGGCAATCGCAAGGCTGCTACATTTGGCGCAGCTACGTTGGCTGACCCATCAAATATCAACAATGCATCGTCTACCGCGTCGTTCACCATGAACGCTAACGCGACTATTTCTGGTGCTTTCTTGGCAAATGTAGCTACAGGTACATCCGGCACGCTGTTCTCGGTGTCTGACTTTCAGTCGCCCGGCGACCGTCAGGTTGTTTCTGGCGACGTGCTAAACGTAACTTATTCGTTCAACCTTGATGCGTCTTAATAGGAGATGACTATGTTTAAGAAGGGCGACAAGGTCAGACTGAAAGTTACGACACCGCAAGGTGAGATTGCGCACATGCGCATGGACGAGGACGGCACTATCTGGTACTTGATGTCATGGACTAACGACGACACTACGCAAGAGCGCTGGTTTACTTTTGACGAGCTGGAATCTGTGGAGTAATGTGTGGCCATCGTCGATGGGGGCTATAGCAGCGGTACATGGGGCGAAGCTGGGTGGGGCTGTTCGGTCTACTACCCGCTTGTCTCTAACGCTGGCTGGGGGCTAGGCGCATGGGGGTCTGATGGTTGGGGGCTTGGCGACGGTGGGTTGGTTACGGCCTCTGAACAGACGAACATTGCTGGCACGGCTCCTGTCATAGTCTTTATTGAAGAGAGCGCGGCAGCTGCAGATTTTGTCTTTAGCCAGCAAATTAAAGTTGGTACGGTTAGCGAGACGGCAACGGCAGCGGATACGGTAGCAAGCGTGTTTGCTCTTGGTGTTAGTGTTGCAGAGTCTGCTGCGGTAAGTGATGTGGTGTCTAGCCTGTTTACTGTAAATGGGCGCGTAAGCGAAACGGCAGCTGCAGCGGACGTAGTAAGCAGCCTAGCAAATGTAAACTCTCGGGTGGCTGAGAGTGTTGTAGCAACAGATGCAGTAACACCGCTACGCACCACGTTTGGTACGGTGTCAGAGACTGCAGCTGGACTCGACGAGGTTTCATCTATACCTGCTTACAGGGTAGTTGTTGACGAGACGGTGTCAGGTAATGTTGAGATAACAAGCGTCTTTGCTATACCAAACAATATAGGTGAAGGCGTAGTGGCTGCAGACGATATTAACGTATTTAACACAATGCTCACCAGCATTGTAGAAGCGGCAAATGTTTCGTTGACCGTAGCAGCTCAAGCAGACTTCAGTGTGCAGGTCGCAGAGACAACAACAGCAGCAGACGCGGATAGCGCAACAGGCAGTATTACAGTATTTGTATCCGACTCGGTTACAGCGGTAGATAGAGTAAGCAGAAGGTTGTTGTGGGAGCCGATAGATACCGGTGTAGACGAGGACTGGACGCTCATAAACACTAATTTGTAAGGAAACATTATGGCGAGTACATATTCCGCGCTAAAGATCGAGCTGATTGGTACCGGTGACCAAGCGGGTACATGGGGCGCTACTACTAACACCAACCTCGGAACGGCACTTGAAGAAGCTATCACTGGTTCTGCCAACGTTACGTTTGCTAGCTCGAACGTTGCAATTGCTCTGACAGATACAAACGCCACGCAGACTGCACGTAACTTGCGGCTTAACTTGGTAGGAACAATTACCAATGCGCAAACCCTGTTTATCCCAGCGATAGAAAAGCAGTACCTTATTGTCAACGGCCTATCTAACTCGGTTGTTATTTCCAACGGTACAAACGCTGCGCCCACTGGCACGACGGTAACGATTCCTGCTGGTAAGTCGGCAGTGGTGTTTAACGATTCTGCTAATGTGGCGGAAACGACAAACTTTTTTAGCGTGTTGTCGCTGGGTTCGCCTCTGGCTATTAGTAGTGGTGGTACGGGTCTGGCGACTATTGGTTCTAACGGGCAAGTTTTAACATCAAACGGCACAGTGGCCTCATGGCAAACTCCAGCAGCAACTGGCGTGACTACTGGTAAAGCAATCGCTATGGCGATGATATTTGGCTTCTAAGGAGTATATAAATGGCAAACCCTAACATCGTTAATGTTACGCAGATTTATGGGCAGACTAACTTTCTGACCCCTGCGAATACATCTACGCTCGTGCTGGTAGCAAACACCAGCGGCTCAGGCAACGTGTTCAAGATCGATCAGGTTGTCGCTGCTAACCAGACCAACACCGCTGCAAACGTGACTGTATCTATTTTCACAAGCGGCGCAACTTCGTCTGGTAACGCTGTGACCACCGGCGCTGGCAACACGTTCCCGATTGCATCAAACATCTCTGTTCCTGCGTATGCTTCGCTGATCGTGATGGACAAGACCACGGCGACTTATTTACTGGAAGATCGTTCCATTGTTTGCGCCAGCGGTACTGCGAATGCAATTACCTTCTCGGTAAGCTACGAACAAATCAGCTCGTAAGGGGTAGCAATGGCAATTCACGGGTATCCCGGCAACATTATCAGCGCGTCTTCTCCGCTGTATACGCCCGGCTTTGCTTCGGGTATCTGGAATCTTGGCAGTTGGCCTAGAGGGGTGACTGTTGTTCAGACCTTTACTACATCTGGCTTCTTCACTGTTCCTGCTGGTGTGACGGCGGTGGACTATCTGGTGGTGGCTGGCGGGGGAAGTGGTGGAGGCAAGGGGAACAACGGTGGTGGAGGTGGCGCTGGAGGTTTTAGATTAGGCACAGCGTTTCGAGTTACTCCGGGTGCTACTTATGCCATTACAGTTGGTTCTGGTGGGACTGCCCCAGCAACAGAAATTCTTGGTTCAAATGGAGCCAATTCTTCGTTTAGCACAATAACGTCTACCGGCGGCGGAGGCGGTGGAAGATTTGGTGTTGGCGGATCGAATACTGCAAGAGATGGTGGGTCTGGCGGTGGTTCTGGTGCTTCCAGCGGCGCAGCAACTCCCGGAGGCAATGGAAACGTAGGTGGCTATACACCTTCAGAAGGCAATAATGGAGGCCCCGGAAACGCATCTCCGGGCACTGCTGGCGGCGGCGGTGGTGGCGCATCTCAAGTGGGTGGTAGCGCAGGATCTCCAAACATTGGAGGCAATGGAGGCAACGGCACTGCAACCACTATTTCTGGAACGTCCACAACCTATTCTGGTGGTGGCGGAGGAGGCACTGGTGGCGCAACAGCAGGAGTTGGTGGCACAGGCGGTGGCGGTAACGGCGCAACAAACAATAATGGCAGTGGTCAAAACGGTGGTGTCAACACAGGCGGCGGTGGCGGTGGATCTACTGGCGGCGGCTCATCCCCGAATCCAAACCCTGCTGGCTCAGGCGGCTCTGGCATTGTCATTATCCGCTACATAGGTTCAGTTGGCTCTGGGCAGATAAACACTTTTACAGGACTTGGCACATTAACTATTCCTCAAGGGATCACCAGTGTTGACTATCTTGTAGTCGCTGGCGGAGGCGGTGGTGGTGGAACTGGTTCTGGTATTGGCGGTGGTGGCGGTGGTGCTGGCGGTTTTAGAACTGGCACTGGTTTTCCAGTGATACCGGGTGCTTCTTACACAATTACTGTTGGTTCTGGCGGTGCTGGCAGTAGTACTACGACGCAAGGTGCCAACGGAACTGATTCTGTTTTTTCTACCATTACTTCTACCGGAGGCGGTGGTGGTGGTTC